ATGCCTAAGTTGAACAAATGGGCAATCCTTGACCATCCCCGCGTAGCTTGGAAACCACACGACGGTCAGCTTGAAGTGGCTGAAAGTCCTTGCCGCCATAAGGTTTTGAGCGCAGGACGACGCTTCGGTAAATCACACATGGGTGGAACCGACAAGCTTCTCCCAGAAGTGTTCTATACCAAGCCAATTGCGAACGATCTGCTGGACGCCGGTAAGAAACGAGTCTTTTGGATTGTCGGGCCGAACTATTCGGACTCCGAGAAAGAGTTCCGCGTCATCTGGAATTGGATGCGCAAGCTTGAAATCCCTTTGGATAAGCCAGGTTCGTACAACTCTGCCGAGACTGGCGATATGCGAATCAGTCTGTGGAACGGCGCGATGGAGATTATCGCGAAGTCTGCACAGAATCCGGAAAGACTTGTGGGTGAAGGTCTTTCGGGCGTAATTCTTTCTGAGGCCGCAAAGCTCAAGGAATCGATTTGGGTCAAGTACATTCGACCCACTTTGACCGACTTCGGTGGCTGGTCATTCCATTCGTCTACGCCAGAGGGAAAGAACTGGTTTTATCGCGAATGGCAAAGGGGGCAAGACCCTTTCAACAACGAATGGGCATCATGGCGTATGCCCGCGTGGGTCAATTACTACGTTTACACGCCGACCGGTCGTAAGGCCGCTCGCGAGTCGAGAACCATTGAAGCCAAAGACATTCCGGCTCATGAATTCACTCGCGAAGATCATGTGATGAAACTGCTTGAACTGCAAGCACGTTCAAACACATCGGTCTTTAAGATCGCGAAAGACCTCAGCCTTCAAATCGACGTAGAGGTTTTGAACTCGATCAATGAGCTTACACCTGAGGCTTTCCTACAAGAAATCGCTGCGGATTTCACTGAGTTCGTGGGTCGAGTCTTCAAAGAGTTCGATGAAGAAAAGCACGTTGCAGACCTCGAATTCAACCCAGGCTGGCAGACTTTCGCGGCGGTTGACTATGGATATCACAATCCCAACGTTTGGCTCATTATTCAAGAGGGTCCGTGGGGTGAAATCAACGTTCTGGACGAGATTTACGAGGAAGGGCTAGACCCCGAGGACTTTGCCGACGAAATCCGTTGGCGCAGAATGAATCCCGGCAATCTTCGTTACTTCTTCCCCGATCCCGCTGATCCCGGTGCGACGAGAATCCTTGAAAAGAAGCTTGGCCTCAAGGCGATGGGTGGCACCGGCGGGGAACTATTGTCGCGAATTAACCACATTCGCAAGGCATTACGTGAACCTCGCGTGAATACCGATGAATACTGGATGAATCCGTCTGGTGTTTTGGTGCCGGGAGAGAAGCGGCCACGCTTGATGTTTGATCGCCGTTGCAAGCGGACGATTGAAGACATGTTGAGCTATCGCTATCCCGAAAAGAAAGATGATCGCGAAACCTCAACTGACCGTTACGAAAAGCCGATGAAGAAAGATGACCACGGCCCTGAGGCTTTGGGTCGATTTTTCGCTGGTCGATTCGGCATGTTCGGAAAGGGAACTGGCGCAACGGTTCACGATGCGACGTTCTCTGATCGTGATGATTACGAAGAAGTGGGTCAGTGGGATATGTATAAAGACCCGATTTACCGCAGGCCCGCAGCATACGAAAAGCGCCGTGAAGATTTCCCGGTAGTGAATGATGCTCTGGGGAACTACCTTTCAGGAGCATACGATAGCTAATGCCGTACATTCCTAAGCAGTACGAAAGCGCCCGCGCATTTCTCAAGGGATACTCAAACCTTGGGAATATTACTGACCCGCTTGATAATATGCGGCTCATGGCGTACAACCTGTACGACGACTTTTATTACAATCGGCCTGAAACATTCCGCGTAACCCGCCGTGGCGATTCCGATGTCGAAATCTATGTTCCTTCAACGAAAAAGATTGTTGGTTCGACGGCTAGATTCCTGGCTGTGGATTTCGATTACACGCTTACCGGAGGCGATGTTGCGGCAGTCCGCGCATACCTTGAATCCCTTTGGCCGCGTGAGGAGATCACGAAGCGCCACATCAAAGGCAAGCGAAGCGGTTTGACCCGAGGCGATTTGGTTTGGTACATCACTGCCGACCGGACAAAGCCTAAGGGAGAACGTATTTCGCTGAACACGATTCACCCTTCAAGCGTGTTCCGAATTGAAGACCCTAACAACACTTTTCGGACTATCGGCTACCATTTGGTCGATATCGTGCCTGACCCGCGTGAAGTTGCAATCGGCAATCGTGGTACGCAAAAGAAAGTGGCCCGCCGTCAAACGTTCCGAAAAGAGAACGGGCGCATCACTTCTGAGTGCTACACGTTTGAAATCGGCGCATGGGATGACCGCAATCTCAAGCGCGATGAATTGAAGCCGGTCACTCGTTTGTGGGACAAATACGAACTGCCAGAACAGATTACGCAGCTTCCGGTGTACCACATTCCGAATGAGGAACCGGACGGCAGCACTTGGGGAATGAGTCAAGTGGCCGGAATCGAATACCTCATCAACGCGATGAATCAATCGATTACCTACGAAGACCTCTCACTTGTGTTGCAGGGCTTGGGAGTTTACGTGACTACGGCTGCCCCGCCGATTGATAAGGCAACGGGCAAAAAGAAGCCGTATCGTCTGCACCCTGGAAACGTGGTCGAAATGTCACAGGGTGATACGTTTGAAAGAGTAACTGGCGTAGCGAGTGTCGCGCCATTCCAAGATCACATCAAATCGTTGGACGCTTGGGCCACAATTGGATTGCCGGATATGGCAACTGGAAACGTTGATGTTTCGGTCGCACAGTCGGGAATTGCGTTGGCGCTCAAGATGGGTCCGGTCCTCGCAGAGAATGAGGACAAAGAGGAAACGTTCAAAAACAAGTACGATCAGCTTTTCTACGATCTGATTCGCGGATGGCTGCCTGCATTTGAGGAATTGGATTCTCGCACAACGGTTTTCAAGACCACGTTCGGTGATCCGATGCCGGTCAATCGTGAGACATTCATTTCCGAAACCGTTGACCTGTTTACGTCCGACATGATTACCTACGACGAAATGAGAGAACGTCTCGAAAAGGTCGGGTACTCAAAGCTTTCCGGAGCTGAACAGAAGCTCTTGGATCAGGCCGCAAAGAAGGCCGATGCCAACGGAGGTCAGGCTACTTTAGCTAACCCCGAAGGCCAGCCGGATTTGCTTGACTCACTTGGCGATTCGGTGAATGGAAATGATCCGCAACTACAGTTGGTGACCTAATGGGCAAGGTTCGTTCAAAAGCTCAGTGGCGCTGGATGTTTGCGAATAAGAAATCATTCGCACGTCGCTGGGCACATGCGTCAAAAGGCAAGGCGTACAAGCGACTTCCGAAGAAAGTACGGAAGACAAAGAAATCAGCAGGTAGGAGAGTGAAACGGTGATCGTCTACGGAATCGTCCTATTGCTGGTCGCGTTGGTCGTCGCGCTTGTTCCGCGACTGACTCACGTAAACCTCAGTACCCGAAGGGTTTTCGACATCGCTGCGGTGATTCTGGTCATCATCGCAATTCTGTTGATTATCTTCGGGGTCATCCCGACAGCACACGTTTAGGAGGTCAATTCATATGGCACGCAAGAGTTCTGGCGGTTCTGCCGCCATGCCGATGATCGGTAGCAAGGCTCCTGGCAAGGTGAAGCAACCGGCCAAGATTCCGGCAGGATTCAAGGGTGCGAAGGCTGGAAAGGCCCGCGCATCCAAGGGCGGTTCAAAGAAGCTGAAAACCCTTGGGGGACAAAGCGGAATCATGAACCCGCCGACCGGTGGCGGCTACTGATTTCATGAACGACGATACCCGAGAGTGGTTGATGCGCAGAGCAATTCAAGCTCAACCATTTGAAGTCTGTGGTTTCATCCTGAAAGACGGCTCGGTCGTTGAGATTCCGAACGCATCGCATGATCCAGAGCGGGGCTTTGTCATGACCCGCCAGCATTTGTGCGACAGAATCCCCGATCCGTCTGAGATTCAAGCGATTTGGCACACTCACCCCAAAGGCAGTGACAGGCCGTCAAAGGGCGATATCGATTCGATGTTTCACGGTGCCATTGATCGCAATTGGGATTACCTGATTGTGACCGGCCACCTGATTACGAAGATCGATCCGAAATCCTTTGTGAAACAAGACAATTCGTTTTGGGAGGCTTTTGCTTCATGACCGCTCCGACTAACGCAACGTGGGCCGTTTCGTATCGCGCTCCCGGCATCGATCCCGAAAACCCTGATGACCTTTTCCGTTTGGTGTTCATTTGTGAAAAGGGACAGGAACAGGCCATTCGCGTTCGCGACATGTACGCGACGATGGGAATGGGCTGCGAAGTCCTTTATGCCACACCGGAAATCGACTGGCAACTTTTCGGTGAAGATGATGGCACCCCGGTAGTTTACGAGCCGGGAACCGACAACCCGCTTGATCCGAATGCCGTTGTGGCAGAGGACGATTCGGGTGACGAACCCACTACCTAGTTACGGAATTGGCGATACCGCCCGGTCTAGAGCAAATTGGATCGGGCGGTATCTCGCTGTGGAAAGAAAGTTTGATGACCGACTCCGCTCAACTCTCTCGGATGCCGCTGCGGCCATTGACAATTCATTCGATAAGCTTGGAGACAAATTCAGTGACAACGTGCGACGAGCACAGCTTAGTCAATCCAAGCGCGGTGTACGCGGAATCGTTAATGAATTGTTCGGAGCCACAGGGAATCTCATCAGAGAGCATCGCGCAGATGCAGCGGTGGCTGCCGTGGACGCAGGACTCTACGACCAAAGATCAATCCTCGCAGGGATATTCAAAGACCCCAGCGACCGAAAAGCCTACGCTGAATCGCTACGTCTGTCCGGCAGGCGAAATATCGAATCCGTTATTACGCGAGTCATCGAAACCGAAAAGCCTTTAAGCGCAAGGGTTTACAGGACTGCCGCTCTAGCGAACGGTCAAGTCAATCTCGCAATCAATCGCGCTCTCGCACGCGGTGATTCAGCGAAGCAACTAGCCGAATCGGTCAAAACGCTAATCGACCCAAATGTGCCAGGCGGGGTATCATACGCCGCAAGTCGTTTGGGCAGAACAGAATTGAACAACGCATTCCATGCGCAGTCGATTCATGATGCGCAGGAATCGCCGTGGGTTCAATCGATGACATGGCATTTGTCGAAAGTCCATGAGCCGCAAGGCTGTATCTGCGAAAGATACGCACAGCAGGGCCAGTTCCCAATTGACGGCGTGCCTGAAAAGCCGCACCCTCATTGCCGGTGCTACTGCACTCCCGATCTTCCCGAGTACGACAACTTTGAGGCGAATCTGATTGGAGGACAATACGATTCGTACTTGAATGAAGTGCTCGGAATCCCGCCTGACGATCAGGTGAATTTCAGTGCGCGAGAAGCGATTTCGCCAGAACGAAAGAAGAAGCTAGACGAAATCCTCGCAAGAGCCAACGCAAAGGTTGAGGCCGAAAAGGCAGCTAAGGCAGCAGCATCGAAAGCCGATGAGGTCAAATTCGCGGCCTATCGCGCAGAGCAGGAAGCAGCGAAAAAGGCTGCCGCAGAAGCGAAACGAAAGGCTGCCGAAGAAGTTGCAGCCAAACGAGCGTTGGTCGATGACACGATTCCCGAATCGATCAGCAAGGCAGAAAACGCTCAGCAAGTCGGAAATCTGTTGCGGCACAAGTACAATGGGCTGACTGTCGAAGGGTTCGACGGTGAGGTTGACGTTCGTTCGGCCCGAGAAATCGGAACGGCATTTGAACGCCAATTTGAGTTGGTGCCAAATACGTCGCTGAGAAGGATTGTCGTCAAAGACATTTCGGACTCCGCTGGCAACTTGGATACGGTGGCCGCTGAAACTCACACCGATGGCGAAAACGTTTGGATTGAAGTAAACCGACACTTTGCGGTCAACTATGACGAAATGGCAAGCAACGCAAAGCAAAACATCGTCAAGAATCCAAAGACCAAGCGTGCGTACACTCATGGCAGGACCGCCGAGAATCCGTGGGAAGAAACGTTCACTCACGAATACGGTCACGTAATCGATTACAGTTCAAAGGCTTTCGTGTCGAATGAGTTCAACGTTCGTCGGACCAAAGATCAGTTTGGTAACCCAATCTTTTCGCCGGATGGAAAGTACAAGATTCGCGTACCACCGACGTACATGGAACTGTTTGAATCACAGTCTGCCGCAGACGAATTCAGAACTGCCGATGGATCGCTTGATCCTCGCGATGTGAAAACATATGTGGCGTATGAGAATTGGTTCCTTCGTCATGTGATGAGCGAATACTCGTTCATGCCCGACAAGGTTGAAAAGGGCTTCATTCATCCTGACGAAATTGTGGCCGAGGTCTATGCCCAAAGTCGTTTCGGCAAAACGAATGTCGTGACCCGATCCATCTTTGAACGTCTCATGGATACATTTGAGACACAGGCTCGTCGGCGCAAAGTGACGATTAAGAAGCGGAAGTGAAATGACCACTCGCACAAAGCCTTTGAAGGCAAGTGACCAACCGAAGATTTTTGAATCGTGGCTCAAGGATGCCGTCGAATTGGGCACGAAACCTGGGACGTGGACAGCGATTTCGCGTGATGTTTACGACGCGGTGGTTGCAGTGGCCGACGAATATCCTGAAACAAACGACTCGACGGTTCAAAAAGCCAAAGACGCATTCGCTGAGTTCCGGTCGTACACAGCCTGATTCGGCGCGGCCCTGAAAATCGGGCGCGTCTAGCCTTGCCGCAGGCGGGGTACCTGAACTAATATGAGTGCCAGTGGCGGCCCTTCCCTGCGATGAAAAAGGTTGAGAGAGAATGCAATCCGATACAAACTTCGCGCTTTGGCCGATCCCTCCCTATGGCTTTGAGGATGGCGACGGCAGCGGGAATGAGGGCGGCGACGGCACCGGCGATCAAAACAACGGTGGCGATTCCAATTCTGGTCAACAGCAACAGAATTCGGGACAGCAGCAGAACAACAACAATGACGATGACGACGACGATCCGTACAAGGGTCTGTCGGCCAAGGAATTGAAGCGTCGTCTCAAGGACGAGGAAAACGCCCGCAAATCTGCTGAGGGCGAACGAGATTCGGCCAAACAAACGCTCACTCAAAAAGAGCGTGAAAAGATGGACGAGAACGACCGTTTGAAGGCCGAGAAGCAGGACGACGCTAATACGATTGCCGAGCTTCGAGCTACGAACGCAAAGCTACTTATCCTTGGCGCAATTCGGGATGACTCGCGGTTTGAGTGGCACAATCCGGAAATCGTTGCGCAGCAGTTCAATTCGGATGAAGTGAAGGTTGATCCGAAGACCGGAAAGATTGAGGGAATTGCAAAGGCTTTGGCTCGCGTCGCCAAAGACCATGAGTATCTTTTGAAGTCGCAGAAGAAGAACGATTCAAAAGACCAGCAGCGCAACAACTCTCAGCAACAACAGAATAATGGACAGAGCCACACAGGCTTTCAGCCCGGACAGGGCGGTGCCAGCCAAGGCGGTAACGTGAACGCCGATGACGCAAAGCTGGCAGAACTGATGCCTGCGCTTCGATCGCGACTTTGATTGTGGCGCAAGCATTTTCGCCCCTCGGGACTGAAAGGTAGGAAAACTCAGTGTCTCGGTACGACAAGATCAATCCAAAGAACGGAAGCTACCGCGCTTCCCTTGCAGCGGATTTGCCTCCCGCCCTCGTTGAGCACACGGTTGCAGTCGGTCACGACGCAAACGGTCGTCTCGTCGTTGGCGCGGGTCAAACCGGTGTCAAGGCCATCCTCATTCTGACGAAGGCATACAAGGCCGGATACCGTTGCGATCCAATGGTTTCCGGTGAGGTTGTCGAATTCGGCCCGAATGATGGCACGGCAGAAGCCGGTGTCGATTTCGCAGAGCCGGGTACGAATTACTTCGGCCATGCCGACGGAACCGTAACTGCGACAAAGGGTGCCGATGGTGTTTACGTCGGCCATACTGTCGACAACGGTCAACGACTCATTGTTCGCGTTCGCGGCGATGAGAGGGAGGTTGCGTAATCATGGGTGCGCTTCTTCTCGACAAAAACGTTGCGACAGAAAGGGATTCGGAAATGACGGCACTTCTCGACCGTGCCCGTCCTGGTGGTTTTCATTCCATCGCGCCAAATCGGTTGTGGCTGAACAGCCTTCTGCCGTTTGGTAACGAGGACACCTCAGGCGGTTACGGAACCGAGGGCGACATTGTTTACACCACCAAGGATGGTGTGGACATCAACAGCCTTTGGGATGAAGCCCAACAGGCGCTTGCGGTTTGGAACCGTGGCCGTTCGCGTTTGGTGGAAATCCTGACGTTCCCGGTTACGAACGAAATCGAAACCGTTCCGCAGGTTGGCGAGGCCGCGTTTGAGGTCGCCACGGAATTCGGTGAGCCGCAAGGTGAGCGGTTGAAGCTTGGCTACTTCCAGCTTGGCTTCGATTTCGAGGACTATGACCGGGCGACTCGTTTCTCGTGGAAGGCGTTGCGCGACATGGATGCTCGCCAGGTGCGAGCAGTCAACAACGCGCTTCTGCAAGCCGACGAAAAGCTTGTCTTCAAGTTGGTCATGGCATCGGTTTTCGACAACCGCGACCGCGAAACCGATATCCGCAATCAGGCGTACAAGGTCTATCCGCTCTACAATGGTGATGGCGTTGCCCCGCCGTCGTATCGCGGAAAGACGTTCACTGGCAGCCACTCTCACTACATGGTGAGCGGAAACACGGTCATCGATTCCGGTGACCTTGAGGATGCCTACGAGAACATCGCTGAGCACGGTTACACGATTGAGGCCGGTACTCAAATCGTGGTTCTGATGAACCGGAATCAACTTCGCGAGATTCGCAAGTTCCGGATGAATCAGGAGAACAACAACGGCGCGGTCGCGGAATACGACTTCATTCCGTCGCGCAATCAGCCTGCCCAATTCACTGAGCCCACAGGGCTTTTGGGTTCGCTGCCGCCCGATACCTGGAACGGCCTTCGCGTCTACGGTTCCTACGGCGACATGCTGTTGGTTGAGGAACCGTTCATGCCGGATGGTTATTTCCTCATGCTCGGTACGGGCGGAATTGGCAACTTGCAGAACCTCGTTGGTCTGCGAGAGCACGCAAACCCGGTTTACCGTGGTCTGCGAATCATTCCTGGTAACGATCAGCGGTACCCGCTGATTGAGTCCTACTACACCAGGGCATTTGGTACCGGTATTCGGCAGCGCGCCGGTGCGGTGGTCATGCAGATCAAGCCGGGAACGAATGCGAACTACGAAATCCCGACGCTGTACGACCGCACTGACCCGGGCTTCATGCTCTGGTAACGAAAACGGTTGAGAGACAGGGGAATCCGGTGGCAAAGACAAATAGGGACATTCTAGAGTTTTTGCTCGCCGGTCCCCTGTTCTCAATTTTCAAGGTACTCAATCGAATTAGGAGGGACATCGTGGGTCTTCGCGAAACCTTGCAGGGCTACAACGACCGACTCGACCGAATCACCAGCGAGCTTCGCGACGATTTCCAGCGTCTTCGCGATCAACTGGCGAATGTGTCTGTGCCCGAGGACGTTTCGGACGTTCTCGCTTCGCTGGATTCAAAGATCAGTGCTCTTGAGGGTCTGGATCAGCCCGATCCCGCAGAGCCGGTCGAAACCACCACTCCCACCGGCGGTGTCGTTCTTCCCCCGACATCGCCGGAACCGGACGAAACGACCGCCGCATCGCCGGGTGAGCCTTTCACCACGGATGATTCCGGCAATGTCGTTCCGGTAGAGGATGATTCGGACGAGGAATCGACCGAGCCGGAAAGCTCGCCGGGTGAGCCTGCCGCAACCGATCCGGTCACCGAGACGGAAACGCCTGCGGCAGAGGATGATTCGGAGACTCAGTAACAATGAGCCGTCGAATCGAAAACGATCATCCGTGGACTGACGAGGAAATCCAATACCAATTGGATCGCGGTCGTCAGTATGCGGTCGATCAGAACCGGAAACAGTTCCCTCCCAATGCAACTCAGGAGAAGGACGCTACGCCGGACGATGAGCAAACGCCCGAAATCGACCAGGAACTTTACCTCAAGGTGAAGAACATGGAAATCGATGATGTGAAGGCCGAACTCAAGTCCGCTGGCCTCCCGGTAACTGGGGAGCTAAAGGAACTGAAACTTCGTCTGTTCGAGCATCTTTCGGGCCAGAAGTCGGAGTAAGAGGAAATGGCGACGCCTGAGCAAATCGCAATCGTTAATCGGTACCTCCCTACTGCTGCAAAGCAAACGGAGGCCGAGGGCGGTTACGATTGGACCGATGAGTACATTGAAACCCTCATGGATTCAATGGCTTTCGGTCCTGCTCAGGCTGTTCGCTATTTCTGGTATCAACGCACGCAAGAGACTGCTGAGTATTTGGATGCTGGGCGACCGCTCTCCCAAATCCACAGGCAGGCAAAGGAAATGCTGGACTATTGGGACGGCATTCTCAAAACGAATCCGAATGGCATGGAACCGCCTGCCAACGTCGGAAGCGAAAGAGTCCCAATGACTTTCGGCGATATTGAGAGGCCGTGGGATGACACTTAAGCCTGCGATCCTCAATGCGCTGCGAAAAGGAACCGACACTGTAATTCGGTTCGACCCAACGGTTTTGGAGCTTCAACCTGCGCCGCTGAAAACGAAAGGCCAGGGCGGGGTAGTAAAGATGGTGCCGCAGGAAAAGCGGCCTCCCCAAACGTTTTTGGTTCAATCTGTCGGCGCGACTCTTGCTGGCGTTACTGGTACTTCCGGTGGCGCTATCGCAACCGATGGCGCGCAAGGACATTCGTGGTCATACACAATCACTGGTCGATACGATTGCCAAATGGAAATTGGCGATACGTGGCAGGATGGTGAAACCACTTATCGCATAACGGCTATCAATCCGACCAACGGATATGAAAGGGTCGGAGTCGTTGAGGCTCTAGGGAAAGACCCGCGATATGGCGTCTAATCCGAGAGTCCAATTCACTGGCGTTGGCGCACTTGCCAATTCGATTCAGCAGCATGACTTGAAGGTCAAGCGAGTCATCGCAGGACAATTCCTCTACGCTAAAGATGAGGCCGTTGGCTTCGCTAAGTTGAACGCGCCCTGGACAGATCGAACCGGAAACGCTCGCGCTGGAATTCATGGTGATGTGAAGGTCATCAACCAAGGTGAAGCGTTTGAATTGCTTCTGGCACATACGGTTTACTACGGCATTTGGCTTGAAGTCCGATTCTCTGGCCGGTACGCAATTCTCATGCCAACGATCAATTACATTGGGGCACTTCTACTTCAACGAATCGCTAGTTCGATTCAGAAGATGGAGGCGCTGTCATGAGTCGCGCAGCTTTCTACGATGCACTGATTGCCGATCCCGTTCTGAATTCCCTTGGGATAAACGACGATACGGTGTGGCACAACTATTCCAGTGAGGAAAGGCCAAGTAACACAACACCTTTCATCATTCTGCGGTGGGGTCCAATTCCCCGCCCACGATGGCAGAGCGTGAGAAGCCCTGAACAACTTACACTTTGGGTTCATCAGCCTGTCGAAATGGGTAGCGACTTCACCCCGCTTAATGCTATCCTCGACGCGGTAGACGATGCGACCAAGCAAATGCACGACTTGCCCGGAATCGATGGATACACACTGGCTTTCGTAGAAATTGGGGATCGATCCGGCGATCTGCTAGACGACGGATTTAACACCCTCACGAAAAACGCTGGCTACGAACTACATTCACAAAGGAGTATCCAACATGCCTGACGCGAACGATTTCGCGAATGAGCCTGCGCTGCCGGGTGATTCGACTCCGCAAGAGGCGACCGCACCGCAAAAGCAAGAGGAACTGACCGACGAGCAAAAGGCTGAAAAGGCTCGTCAAGGTCTGCCGCCGTCTGTTGAAGTTGTAACTGCCGATGCCCCAATGGAATTGCAGAAGCCGATCAAGGCCGACGAATCCAAGGGTTTCATTCAGTATGTCGGAGTTGCGACCACGCGCCAAATGACTCCCGCCGACTGGGAGCGTGAGGGCGTTGACGATTTCGACCAGTTCATCGAATGGAACTACCTGAACAAAAAGTGTGTTCCCCGTTCGATTTTCACGGACAAGGCGCTGCAATACCTGCTTCGTGTCGATGGCCGATTCAAGCTTGTCGACAAGCGTCCTGAAAAGTGAAGTGACACAACAGAATAATGACAACTGCGACCACCCAACTCCGATGCAGGAGTAAACTTCACGGAATCATCAAGCATCGCAAAGGAACTCCGGTGCTTGAAGTTCGATGCAAGGATAAGTGGTGTGCAGAGCGCGGCACCGGAGTTGTTGTGCTGCACTACTTTGATTTGGAGAGCGGGCAGCTCGTTGAAACAAAGAAATACCGTGACCCGGTATCAACGAAAGGTGAAAAGTAGATGACTGCCCCTGTGCCAGTTGCACTTCCGTTCGGTATGCGCGATGTCAAGATTTACCCTTATCTTGACGCGAACGGCACAATCCTGGCTGAAGAAGGTTACGACCTCCCCAACGCGCAAACGTTCAGCTTCGCAGATTCCGAGGATTTCACGGACCTGCGCGGCGATGACGAACTTGTTGCCACGCATGGCAATGGCGCACAAGTGAATTGGACGCTTGAGGCTGGCGGTATCGCGCTTCAAGTTTGGGCCATTTTCACTGGTGGTCAAATCATCGAGACCGGCACCGCGCCGAATCGAAAGATCACTCTGCGCAAGCTTTCTGACGACGTTCGACCGTACTTCAAGGTTGTCGGTCAAATCCTGTCGGAGTCGGGCGGCGATGTCCAAGGCATCGTTTACCGCGCAAAGTGCAACGGCGACATTTCCGGTCAGTTCGGTGATGGTCAGTTCTTCGTGACTTCGGCTGACGGCATTGGTCTTTCGGTGCCTGGAACCAAGTTGCTGTACGACATCGTTCAGAACGAGACTCGTACTTTCCTGTCCACCACTCCGACCGCGAATCCGATTATGCCCCCGCGCAATATCGGTCTTACGGCCATCGGTTCAACAACTGCCGGTGTTCAGTGGGAGCCTGTTTCGGCAGTGACCGGATACAGCTACCGGCTTTCCGACGATGGTGGAGACACCTGGGATGCGCCGGTCGAAAATCCCGACAACACAGTCGATTTGACCGCGCTGACTGCCGACACCGATTACCTGATTCAGGTTCGGTCGAAGGTCGGAACCGACTACGGCGCATTCGGTCAACCGATTGCGTTCAGCACCACTCCCGCGTAATCCAAACGCAGACAACATAATTCCGGAAAGGAATGTTAAATGTCCTACCCTGGCGTTGACCCCGTTGATGAAATTCAGTCGAATCCTGTTGGGACACAGGTGGATTCGTCAACGGGGCATCCCGACCCCGAAAAGCCCAATCCTCTGATCGCCCGTTCGATTGTCGAAGATGAAATTGCCGACGCCGAACGTGTCAAAGCCGCGATCAAGGAAAATGAAGTGAGAGAGGCTGCGGCCAAAGCGGTTCAGGACATGTTTGCCGTCACGTCTTGGCAGCCGTCCAAAACCGTCAAGTTCATGATTCAGTTCCAGAGTGGACAGAATGCTCTCGTAAAGCATTTGAACACAATGGATTTGATGCGCGCCAAGCTGATTGAGGACTTGGACTTCTTCACGAAGAAGCTATTCCCTTCGGCCATCGACCAGGCGGGGAATCCTGTTGAGAAAGAAGAAGATTCGCAGGAGCGTCGCGGAATTTGGGCAGTGCTTGAAGACCCTGAAAAGCGCGCCAAGTTCCTTGACATGACGAACCGTTTGATGGTCGCGGCGTCGGTCAAGCCAAAGATCGTGAATGATGGTGTGGCACTTCGGGATGACCCTGACAATCCCGGTGAAAAGGTTGACGTGTTCGGTCATGAGATTGAATCGATTGACGAACAGATCGAATTGTTCGGTAAGCCGGTCCCAGTGCTCAAAGAGGGTGAAGCTTACGCTGGCACAATCGATTTGAACGATCGGATGGTTTTCTTCCAAGAGCTGAATAAGCCTTTGGAGTTGATCGAACCCTTTCGCGAAGGATCGGATGCTGTGCTGGCAAGTTTGGAACCAGTCCAAAGCTCTCCGGTGCAGGCCGAGCAGCCTGTATGATATCGAATGGCCTTTGGCCCGTTTCTATTTCGACCGAGGAATCTACTGGTGGGGTAATTTCGTAGAACAACGGATGAATGAGGTTGAGGCTCAAGTGCGTAAGCAGATGAAAAACCGAAAGGGCACAGAGACTTTCGTTGCTTCGCAGAGGATCGCCACGTTCAACAAACTATTTGGGCTGTCGGTAGCCGCAGCATATAGGCAACCTGATCTGCCGATGAGCGCAGAAAAGCCGAAAACTCAAGAGCAGAAACAACTTCCGAAGGTTACTAACTTGAGCGGATTCGGTGGATGACTGAGCCTTTTGGTGGTGGAGCGGGACCGACCAATCTCGGTACGACTGTTGGTAGAGTTCGTATCGATTATGAGTCGAATTCCGCTCGCGCCGTTCGTGATGCAGAAAGATTCCAAGATACTCTCGTCGGCGTTGGTGCGTCGGCGCAATCGTCTGCGCGCCAAGTTGGTTCGGCGGTTCAGCAGATCAACAACTTTGCGGCCCAAACCGCAAGGGTCAGTTCGCGTATCAAAAACCCGACCGAAGGGTTGGGCAAAGGTGTTGCGGCAGAAGTAAATAAGGCACAGGATTCGCTTCGTGCTCTTGAGCGTCAAATTGAGAAGCAGACCGGAAAGGCTGTCAAACTCAAAGGCGCAGTTAACTTTACGCCGACCGATGTCAAGATTGACAAGGGCGCGATCACCCAAGCTCTTGATCTGTTCCAGCGCAATTTCAATCAACCGCTGAAACTTAGTGCGTCCGTTCAACTTACGGCCACCGATGTTCAGATCGACAAGCGCGCAATTGAAACCGCGATTGAAGGTCTGAGTCTTGATCGAATCGTGCTTCGGACTCCGGTTCACATTGAGCCGACCGAAGTGACGGTGAACCGTGACCGTCTTCAATCAGCGGTCAATTCCGGTGGGCCAGTTAATGTTTCGGGCCAATCCGCTCAACAGCAGGGCGGGGGATCGGGCGCGGGTGCTGGCGCATTAGCCGGTTCTCTTGCGCGTGGTGGATTGGGGATGGCAGCTAGAGTCGCTGCACCGCTAGCCGCTGCGGGAGCCGTGGGATCGGTTCTGACAGCAGGTTTTTCGCGACTTGAAGCTATCGACCAAGCTACGACCAAACTTCAAGCTCTCGGTAAGACTGAGCAGGAAATCACCGCGATTTCCAAGACTGCTCTGAATACGGTGCAGGACACCGCATTTGGACTGGATGAATCATTTAGTGCTGCAACGAATGCCATTTCGTCTGGCATTCAACCGGGCCAGCAATTGAATGATTACATGTCCGCGTTGGCTTCGACTGCGGCACTTGCCAATACGTCGATGACTGACCTTGGTGACGCTTTCTCAACTGCTGCGGTTCAAGGCAAGTTGACCGGCGATGTCATGGACATGCTGTATTCGCGTCAAGTTCCTGTATTGCAGTTGCTCGCAGACGAATACGACACGACCCAACAGCACGCGCAGGAAATGGTGTCGAACGGCGAAGTGTCGTTTGATCGCTTCATCCATGCGATGAACCAAAACGCTGATGCCGCAAAGATTATGGGCAACACGGTTCAGGGTTCATTCCAAAACCTGTTGGCCTCTGTAAAGCGAATTGGCGCAGGCTTTTTGGCTCCGCTTTTCCAGCGTGACGCTAGCGGCGCATCGACGCTTTCCAACATAATTCAAGGACTTACGAACCGCCTCAAGGCATTTGAGGGGTTCATGACCGAACACAAAGACACGATTGTCGATGTGTACCGAGTTGCCGGGAAAGCCGTTCTGCTGTGGGCAGATACGGTGATGACCGCTATCGGTTGGGTTTTGGAGGGCATTGGCAAACTCATTGAGGGAATCGGCCATGTCCCAAGTGCTTTCGCGGGAATCGCTGATTTCTTTGGTGCTCACGGAGTAGCCGACAACCTTCGTCGCTATTCCGACAACATGACCAATTGGGGCACAGCAACTTTCGAGGCTGGCCAAAAGGTCTTCACTTTCCAAGGCACCTTGGATCAAGCCTATGCCGCACTTGAGCATTGGTCGGATGAAGCCAAAAAGGGCAAGACTTCTACGGGCGAACTTGGTGACAGTGCGGAAAAGGCTGCACCGCAAGCCATTTCGCTCAAGGATGCTCTTGAAGCTCTCAAGATTCAGGCTGACCAAGCCGAAGATGCCATCAAGGGTTCAAACGAGCAATTTGAAAAGTTCATCGATCAGGTCAAGGAAAAGGGTGGGACACAAGACCTTATCGATACGCTGACGAAGATTCGGCAAGGCTACGAAAATGGTGGCCGTGCCGTCGATGAGTTCGCGGAAGCGATTGAGAACTTTGGCGACAAAACGATTGACGCCGACTCTCGCGCAAAGGAATTCATTCGGACCCTGCAAAACTTGGGTCAGGTGCCGAACGATGATGCGCTCATCCGGTACAACCAGACCGTTGAAGATGCCATCGGCTATCAGTCGAATCTTGTTGACTACCTTGACACTACGGGCGATGCGCTCGTCAAAAACGGTGGGCAGCTTGACCTTAACTCAAAGAATGCGCGCACGCTTTCGACTGAGATTTCAAAGCTGGTGCAGGAGAGCACTTCTCTAGTCGCTAGCGGTCAAGCTTCGCCGGATGAAGCTTACGAACATACGAGCCAAGTTCTTCGGCAGTTGCTCCAAAACTTTGGCATCATGGGCCAGTCTGCGGATTCGGTCATCGAAAAGTATTTCCCGCGTGATGCATTCCAAAATGCTTTGAAGCAAACCGATCCCAAGGGTGCGCTTGAGCAAATCTTTGCCGACGATCCGGCAGAGCTTGAGTCAAAGCTCAAGCTACTCACCACAACTCAAGACATCTTGGGTCAAATCGTTGGCGCGGACGGCCAGCTTCACGTTCCGACCGTTTTGGACGTGGACAAGTCCCAATTGCCCACGAACACACCGCCTCCCGCACCGCCTGCGCCTCCCCCGCCGACTGCTCCGTCTCCGAATGGACGTGGCCCGAGCGGAATTCCGTTGCCGCCCCAGGGTTCTCATCCAAAACAGGGCGCATCGCCGTTCGTCGGTCCTGTGGCACCGGGCGATCCGAACTTCTATCAAATGCCGGATGGCAAGGTCTATCGCAAATCCGACATTCAGGAACCGCTCACCAATCCGAATCCGATTCCTGGTGCGCCAACTCCGCTGCCCAACAACACAATTCAGCCCACCGATTTGGGTGGTCTGTTGGGTGCGCCCGGTTCTAACTATGAACTGAGCGATGCGCAGCGAAAGTCTTTCTTGGACTTGGCAAATAACAAGGATGCGCTGAATAAGGCATTCGCTGAAAATCCCGACATCGCGAACGCTCTGCAAGGTTTGGTCGATCAGGCCAACGCGCAGGGTCAGAACATGGGAGTTGCGTTCGCGCAAGGGCTTTTGACGTCCAACGATCAGGTCAAGGATGCGCTGCTGAAATTGGCGCAACTTGCACCGGACATCTTGGGCAATTCACCGGCGCGATATGGTCCGCTTTCCGGTCGCGGCTGGACTTTGTATCGCGGCCAGAAGTTCACTTCGGATTACGCGAAAGGCATTGTCTCCCAAGCGGATTCGGTTAAGTCTGCTGGCGAGACGATTGCCGGTGGTGCAGCCGATGGATTGGGTAGTGGCCCAAGCGGTCCCGCGCTCACAATGGATGATTCGCTCACACGGACCATCAAAGACATTCAAGAGCTTTCGGACTTCGGAAAGAAGATTCTTGATTTCGGTAAGCAAATTGCCGACATCGGTTTTGGCGCAGCGAAATTCGCGAACGATTTGTCCGGTGGACGTTTGTTCCCGAAGTCGTATGTCAAAGACCCGAACTTTGATGCACGGCGGGGAAGCCCCATTGCGCCGTGGAATCCTCAAGGTTGGAATCCGACGAATCGTTCTGGCGCTCAACAGAATTCGGGCGGTACCGGCCAACAATTGCCGACCGGTCGTGTTGACCCGAATGCAAAGGGTGATGCAGCGGCCAGCGCATTCATTGCGCAAGCTCAAGCTCGCGGCTGGAATCAAGAGCAAATCCTTGCTGGCTTAGGTGTTTTCAATCAGGAAACCGGATACGCCACAAACCCGCGAACCAATGACGTTCAGAATCAGAATGGAACTGCCGGTATCACAGGCGGTTTCCAGCAGGATATGTCGTATCGGAAGTACGGCGATCCTCGCGACGTAAACAACGCGATTAACGGATTCCTCACTGAATTCGAGAATCGTGGTCAGGGACTTAATGATCCAAACCCCTGGCGGCACGCGGTATCTGATGTCCAAATTCCGGCCGATGCCGGGGCGGGTGGCTATAACGATTCGGACGGTTCGTATCTCCGAAATCGCCAGCGGCAGCAGGCATTAGACACGTTCAATCGTTTGGCCGGTGGCGCTTCAAACGATCTGTATTCTGCGGCGAACACAAATCCCGCGTTGACCGATGCTGTCAGTAGCGTTGTCTCGTCTGTCGATGATGCACTTCTTTCGCGAATTCCTAAGGGAGAGTACGTAACTCCCGACGAAGGAAAAGACTTCGATCTTTCCAAGGGATTGGCTGATTGCTCTAGTGCAATCGAAGATTTGTATAACGAAATGAAAGGCATTCCGACATCGGGCCGTTCACTCAGTACCGGCAACGCTGCGGATTGGCTCACTGAAAGAGGCTTTCTGCCAACGGAATCCGTTGTGCAGGGCGCATTTAACGTCGCATTCAATTCGGGCCATATGCAGGCGACGCTTCCCGGTGGCACAAACTTCAACTGGGGATCGGATTCCGCTGCGCAGCAAGGTGGCCGGACGAGCCAGGGAGCCTACGATCCCTCGCTGACCCAACGGTTCTACCTGCCGGTGGGTGCCGATGGCTCTCTGGGGCAGCCAGGGGGCAGTACGGGCCTGCCCGTCACGCTGACCGGACCCGATCGCGGCCAACTGAGCCAAATCGCCGGTGCCACTTCAACTCTCGGAACGATGCCTGCGAAATTGCAGGAATTGGTTGCCGGTGATCCATTGTTGCAAGGTGCGCTCACGAATCAGGCTGCGCTGACACAAGATTCGGTCGTTCCTGTTCTGCAACATATGGATGGTCTGATTGCAGATTACTCAAAGACGAACACGCCTGAAAACAAGGCGATGGCAAGCTCTTTGAGCGACATGAAGCAGAATCTCCAAAACCGCTTTGGATTGCAAGAGGGTCCAACGGGATTGGATCAAGCACAAACGATGGTCAACGGCGTTTCGGGTATCGCATCCGATGCGTTCGCACTTTTCGATCAGGGCTTGAAAACCATTGCGGCAACACAAGATATCGCCGATACGCTCGTTCGCGGTGTGGCAAACACAAAGGACGTGAACCGGCTGATCGATGATGCACAGGAATTCGTTACGCTGTTCCAAAAGGGATTCCAATTGGCAAGTAGCGTAACAGGATTCGCGTCTCAAATCGCCGGGGCATCTGGCGGCATGGATATGGGAGCGGGTGGAGCTTTGGGTGCAGCAAGTGCGTTGACCGGCATGATTTCTCAAGCTCTCGCGGCGGTCAACACGGCAATCGATATCGGACAACAGGCGTACCAAATCACCATGAAGTACGTTGGTCGATTCCTCACGAATTGGCTTGGGCTGCCTGGTGCTACGGACGCGAATTTCCTACTCGACACGATGACCGGACAACTCAAGGCGTACACCAGCGAAAACCCCGAAAACAAGAGCACGATGAATGTCTTCGGTCGCGAAGCTGGATTGGAAAGCGGACGTTACACCGAAAGGCAAGCTCCGACAAACATTTTGACGATCTATCAGGGACCGGGGCAAGACCCGCGTGATACGATGAATGATGCAATGTTTGCCGTAAGGGCAAGTGGCGTAGGAGCTTTCGGGTATGCCGATTAATAAGAACCTTGAGCCAGGCCAGTACCAAATTGGTGATCTGGTCATGGGTCCGTTCACTCCATTCGCGATTGAATCAATCGACATCGGAAACTACGATGTGAATTCGCAAGATACGCAATCGATGATGAGCGACGAAATCCGTTTCGGCCAAGACACTTTCAAGCCGAGTCCGTTGCAACTCACGATCAACGTTCAAGTGAATCGAATGGTCGAGAACGTCGCGGCCATGATGGCTAGCGTTCCACAATTGAACTTCGCAGACGACCCGAATCTCCATGACCTGCAACGGGAATGGCGCGCACCGGAAACACTCAAGGAGTGGGGCGCGATCAAACCTTTGCTGTTTTGTGGTGGCGACGGCATTACGCGCCAATTCTATGGTCGCCCTGGGAAATTCACTTACAAAAAGCACCGCCAGGCGGGGAGTCTGTTCTACCAATGCCAAGCGGAGTTCAGGCGGTCGGATACGTTCGCGTATTCAGATAAAGAGTTCTACGTTGACTTCGCACCGAATGTGCCTCAAACTCTAACGCGCACAATAGGAACCGCGCCAAGTTGGGTTCGATTCTTCATCGTCGGTCCTGCGAATCATCCCGTAATCAACTGGGGCACAAAGCAAATCGAACTGGACTGGAATGTTGAAGCCGGTCAGATTGTAGAGATTTCATCGTACCCTTGGCAGCGCAGAGTCGTTGATAACACAGGACTTTCGCTCGCTGCAAGGATCGTGACTGACCGACCGTATCTTGATTCGATTTACTTCAATGACCATGAGCCGAAGTTGATTTCGTGGACGGCTACCGGAACCAACGCCGTGTCGAAAATGCGCGTTTTGTGGCATGACGGTTGGCAGGTGATGGACTGATGGCAACCCTTGAGCTGGTAGGGAATTGGACGCCATACGCATCGGGAAGCCGTGCGGCACAAGACAAACGGTCACCGATGGTTGCGGTCGGTGGCGGCATTGTTTTGAAGCCGAAGCTCACCCTTCAAATCAACTCCGATGCCCTTTTAGCCACAGGCGATTTCGAGGGGATTGTTCCCCCGCCGTGGATGGCGAGCGCATTGCCTTCGCAGTTCTCTTGGGCTACCGACCAAAAGCATTCTGGCACAAGGTCTTTGAAGTTAGGCGCTCATTCCGCAGGTAGCACGATTGGACCGGCCAGCGTAAAGATTCCGGTTCAGTCAACAGATCGATTCCGCGCAGGACTTTGGGCTAGGCGTGATTCCGCTTACGCTTCAACGGATTCCAAGATGCGGATTTACGATGCGACTGCGGGATCGGCGCTTATTGCAACTGTCGATTACACCGGCGCTTCTACTGTGCCGCAAGTGGATACGTGGACTCAACGCACATCGGGAATTTGGGGACCGCCCGCAGGCTGTAATGAAATCGCATTTCGATTGCAGCGCAACGGAACTACTGGCACTGTTTGGGTTGATGATGTAGTTCTTGAGCAATACTACACTGCGGTAACACAATTGGTGGAATTCCACATCATCGCGTTCGGGCCGAGCGGTGAAGTGCTCAGCGATACAACTCTCGGAACTTATTCGGCTGCCGCGAATACTGTTGGTACAACTGCCAATTCGGTCGTACTTGGCGGTAACGATTATACGGTGCCGAAATACACGAAGAATGTTCAACTCTCCGTTAGGGTTTCGGACAAATTCAACTTCGGTACCATTTCGATGCAGCCGTCGTTGACGATGACCGCACAGGATCATGACGCGAAGACGTACTATGACCGATTCCATTATTGGGTTCAGGACATTCACGGCAATTGGCTCACGAAAGACCTTGTGGGGCAAGATGCTTCGTTGATGCGAGTTCTGAGCGGGCCTGCACAGCTTGAGCTTAAGATTCATCCGAAAGACCCGTCGGTTCAAATGCCGGGCGAAGACGGCCCAATTCAATTCAAGCCGTGGGGTCATATCGTTCACGCGATGAAAGAAGACCTGAATGGCAATGAGGTTCCGTGGATTTCGACCATCGTCCAGCCGTCAGACGTTGATCCCCAAACAGGCGTCTTATCCCTACGGGGACAAGGCTTTTCGGGATATGCCAACGGAATCCCTTGGCTACAGAACTGGAATCCTATTTCGGTCGATCCTTTTGAAGTCATTTGGCGCATTTGGCAACACATTCAGTCGTATCCTCAAGGCGACCTTGGGGTTACGGTCTACCCTACCGTCTCGGGCACGCAGATGCTTCCGGGCTTTTCGTTTGAAAACGAAGAATTCGTTCAAAACTTCTTCGCCATCTTCATCCGAGCCGTTGACCGAAACGATTGTGGAGACTATATCAACAAGCTTGCTAGAGATATTCCAATAGACTACTTTGAGGAATCGGTCTTCAACGCGGCAACTAACAAGATAGACAAGAAGATTCGGCTCGCCTATCCGCAGGGCGGCGTTGACCAAACCGATTTGATCTTTCGGCTTGGCGAAAACGTAAGTGCCGCAACGCCAAAGCAAGAGACTGAAATCAACTGGTTCTCGGACATCACAATCAAGGGCTATTTTCCTGGAAAGGAATACAGCGCAACGATTTCCAATGCCGATACCGACCGTTTGCGCCGCGTGATGGATGAGCAGGATTTGCACGTTGATTCAAACGAGCGCGCTGCGGCATGGGGTCGAAGGAGGTTGACGCGCAGGCAGATTCCGTACTACTTTGAGTCCATCGTCGTGGACCCGTACCACCCGAACGCGCCATTTGGTTCATTCGATGTTGGCGACCTGATTCGTTATCAGGGACCGATGCATTGGAAAGGCAATATCGACCAAAAGCATAAGGTCATGATGATGGGTTGGGATGAAGCCAAGGGCCAAATGGAGCTAAAGACTATGGCAGAGGGCGCGTTTAACTACGATCCAATCGTGTACGGTGCCGGATGACCGCATTCCTATCGCCTGCTGGAATCGGTGCTCCCGCAAGCACTTCCACAGATACGCGAGCACTCAAGGCAATTAATTCGCGTAACCTGAGCTATGCCAATAAAGACTTCGTCAAAAACATGGCGTGGCTTAATAGTTCAGTCGATACTCTGTCGCAGTGGTCGCAGAAATTGCAGGCCGGTGTTGACTCCGCGAATCAGAATGCGATTGAACAGATTCAGGGATTCGCCGCTGATCTGTTCGTTCTCTTTGCGGGACTTGAACCTACCGGCGTTGATATCGGTGACCTCAAATACGTAATCCAAGGAATCGGAGCACTTCTCGGGATCAATCCCGACACTCCGTTCCCGATGAATCTGCTTGAAGCGGCAGGCCATCTTTTCAGCACGTATATCATTCCGCTGCCTCAGTTTTCGGACGTAATTTTTGACGCAATCGATGCGTGGGCTGTCGATCTTGGATTGTCGCCTGAATTCATTCAGGCCATGCACGATTTGCAAGACGCGATTGAGGCTCTGGGAGAGAACTTTTCAGACCTCTTTAATTCAATTGGCCAACTTCTAGAGGTCTTCGGTCCCGACTTCGGTCCTGTCGGGCAACTCTGGAATGCCTTGATGGACTTGCTAGATGGAGTGGACACTGGCGCATTGAAGCCAGTGATTTCACTTCTCGCAGACTTAGGTATTCCCTTCATTCAGGCTTTGACCGCAATTGTCAACGCGGGCAACGCTTTTCTCGACCCCCTCGGAACAATCGCCGGTTCGCAGATTGCGAGCCTTGGGCAGAACATCGTTCCGAAAGTCAGTGCAGATACGACGGTTTGGTCGGTCGGATCAAACAACGTCAACGCTTGGGTTCTGGACGCGGCCCAAAGTGCTTCTGGCACAGACGGTTCCTTTACCACTCTTGGAAACGGCCAAGCCAAACGGATTCTCACGCAGAAGACGTTCCAATGCAAGACCGGTCAGAAGTTCACCGTAAAGGGTTCGCTTCGCTGGAACGGAATCCCAACGGGCACAACCGAATTCGGCGCAATCATCGTTTGGTATTCCGATGCCAACGAGGTCAGCACCACGACGTTGAATATCCCTGCGGGACATGGCGCTACGGGCGGCTGGACTCAATCGATCAGCTACACCGATGTCACGGTGCCAAACAACGTCAATGGCTTCAAAATTGGTGCGCGCGTTGGGACTACGGTCACAACCGGCCAAGTGTGGGCCGACGATCTTTCGATGCAATTGCAGGGAACCATCGATCAGGGATTGATCGCGGGCCTGACCCAAACCCTTTCCAATTTCCTGAATTTCGACTTCTTTGACGACATCATCGGCTCTCCCGGTCAGACGCCGGAATCCGTTGCAGATTGGTTCCTTTCGTTCCTCACTGAGAATTCACCGATTCCAGGGCTGAACATCATCGGGTCAATCCCCGGTCGTCTTCTGCAAAACATCGGCATTGGCTCAATCGGTGGAACCGCACCAAACCTGTTGGAAAATCCAGGGTTTGACACTGCGGTTGCTCTTGATGGCGAAGGCATTTGGACGTGGGACGGAACCATTGGCCGATCCGCTCCACTTGGCAGCGCAAAGGTAATGGGCACAGGGGTTTTCAAAGAGCTACAGACGAAGACTCCAATTCAAGTCGATCAGGGCCAAAAGCTCAATCTCTCCGGTTGGGTGACGTGGACTGGACTTGGCGGCTACGCGAGTAACCCTATCGCCCTTGGCATTTCGACCTACTCAGACATCTATGGTCAGAATCTCGTTGCGAGCGTTGAAATCGGTAATGCCGTAGGCGGTGCCGGTGCGAATAGCGGATTTGTTCAGGTCAGCGGTCAGTACCAAATTCCTGTCGGCGTGGCTAGCGTGCGAGTTCGCTTGATACTCAAGGCAACTGCCACGGCGGGGCAAGTGAACTTCGATGACCTCTATCTCGGAAAGGTTCAGCTTCTCAACTGGAATTTGGTTGATGGCCTTAACGATGCGTGGCAAGGTCTGTTGGATACGCTCGGTGGTGGAATCGGTTCCGTCATTGAAGACATCGGGAATCGCCTGTTTGCGTTGAATCCTGATGGGACACTTGATGCTTCGCAGCTTGCGAACATGCTCAACATTCCGGCCATTAACCCGTTGAAGGTTCTCGGGATCAGCGCGCCGACAATCGTTGATACGTTCCGAAACACGTTGGAACAGTTGTGGGGTGGACTCGCGAGAAGCCTTGACTACGATGGTAAGTCATTGGCTGACGTTGCAAGCCAAGCGAATAACACGTCCGAAACTGCCGACACCGCACTGCAAGTCGGTGAATGGAACAACGCGCTTCTCGGTCTGCGAAATAACAAGTCGCTCTTTGAAGGTATGGACGAAACTGAGGAATCCAATTTCACGATGGATTCCATGATGATTGCGGGTCAAGCCGATCCACCGATCATCAACGCGACTGCGGCATCTTCGCCTGGATCTATTTGGCGCGCAAAGGAAACCGCGAAGAAAGGTTTCATTTCGTATTGGGGTCGTGGCATCACCAATGTCACCGGCCTGTACTTGGACATTTACAAGTTCAACACCGCAACGCAAACTTTGGCTCTAATGCATACCTCTCCCAACCAAATTGGTGTGCATACTGCCAACTGGGGATTGAACGTCTATTATCTTCCAGCAGAGGCCCGATTCGATGTTGCCTCAGGCGATGTCGTTTTGGTCTGCTGGCGCGTAACCGGTACTGGCACTTTCCAATTGGCCGGTATCCAATCTCCTTGGATGACAAACCATCCCACGGTAATTCCGCGTCGGCCCGCTGTCGCGCTACCTTCCGGTGGTCCATTCAACGGTGTTGCTTTGAGTGCTCTAGATTCCTACTACTCCAACAACATTCCGTGGTTTGGTATCGGAATTGCAACCGGCGACGTTCCTCCCCCGTACTATGCGCCGCGACAAACGCAGCTAACCCAAACGGGACAATGGATTACGTGGCCGATTCCGACATGGGCCAATTTCGTTGACGTTGTTCTCGCGTCCGGTGCTGGCGGTGGTCACGGTGGCGACGGCGGTTTCGGCAACTCTGGTCAAGGTGGCAAAAGAGGCAACTGGGGAACTGAAACTCTACAGCGCGGAGTTGACTTCCCTAGCAACGCAACTCAACTTCAATTCTTCATTGGCGTTGGTGGAACCGCTGGCGCTAAAGAATCAAATGGTGGAAACGGTCAAGCTTCTGCTCGCGCTGCGATTACTGGTGGTAAAGCACAACTTACAGTGGCCGGTGGTCTTGGAGCGACCGGATACGACAACAACGGTTCAAACGGTGAATCGTTGCCAAACCTTGATTATCTTGGCGTTCCGTACACTGGTGGTTTGGGTGCGGCATACAATGGCGGCGATGGTGAAGCCGGTCAATCACCCGGTGGTGGTGGCGGTGGCGGTCAAGGTGGCGTGTATACCGTTGCGTGGCCTGGTGGTAAAGGCGGCGATGGACGCGGATTCGTTACAGCGAGGCAATCGTGAGTTGGGGTATCAATCCTTCAATTACGCTGCCTAAGCCAGTAAAGGGATGGGCGGTCAATCCTCCTGCGCCACAACTGGATTCGACAACCGGATGGTTTGCGATCCAATACATTCTGGCTCAAGCTAGCACGCTCGGAATTTCACCGGCTGCATACTTGATCGCAATTGCTAACGGGCAGGCCACTTCTCCGGTAATTTCCCCCGCCGTAGCGTTGAGAGTGATTGCGACAGCTAGGGCTACTGCTCCGAATATCACTGCGGCAGGCCAACTTTCGATGGTGGCAAATGCCATCGCTGATACGCTCGGGATCAATCCGGCTGTTGTCGCGACGGTGATCGGAAACGCTGCCAGCGATCCAATCGGAATCGCAAGCGCGGCAGCAACTTTGATCGCAATTGCCGATGCGCCTGCCGATCCGGTCATCATCAATCCGGCTGGAAACGCTAGCAACTTCAACCTGGGAACCGTTGCAGGACAAGCAGATTCGCCCAACATTCTGCCTGCGGCCCTGGTCAACGTGCTGGCAACCGCTGTCGCACAGGCGATTTCGATTGCAAACGCTAGCGCAGCCGCGTCGGTCATTTCTGCTGCGATGGCCGATCCGCTCGCTTTGGCCGACGCCTACGGTGTGGGTTCTGTTGTCTCCCTTGCCAATTCAGACGCTCCGACAATCAGCCCCTGGTCTGATGGCATCGTAATCGCTTCTGCCCCAACACTTTCGCCAACTCCATCACCGACCGCATCGGGCGCATTTCCGGCTTTCGCGTCAACAAACCAAACCCTAACTGCCACAGGGTATTTAATCATTCCCTATTGGTGTCGCTACATTGACCTCATCGTAATCAGCGGCGGGGCAGGCGGTCACGGTGGCAATGGTGGTAACGGCCAAGACGGTATGGGTGGAAATCCCGGTAACTGGAATGCCATCACGATTGAGCGTGGAGTCCATATCCCTTGGGCCTCAACGCAATTGTATTCAGTTGTCGGTGCTGGCGGTGCTGGAACTGCGAGCCGCGAACAAAACGGTGGCCCTGGTGGTGATGCCTACGTTTACGATCAATCGAATAACGTGCTGCTCTATGCCGTCGGTGGACAACCGAGGAATGGGTATACCTCAGGCGGTGCCGGAATCAGTGCTCCCGCATACACTTTCAACGGAATCACCTACCCTGGTGGTACTGGTGGCGCGTTGAACAATCCCGGCAATCCCGCTGGCGGTGGCGGTGGTGGTGGTTATGGTGGTTTCTTCACCAGTGCAGGAAAAGGATATCCCGGTGCTCGCGGCCAAACATGGTCCGTTTACCGTCAATCATAAAGGGAGGCAAGGAAATTGGAGTGCTATAGCTGCGGGACGATTCATGATTCGTTGTCGGAACAGGGATTCTGCAAGGAATGCCAGGCCGTTTACGATGAGGGAGTCGAGCGCGCAAAGAAAATCGAAGATCGTCATGACGAACTTGAAAAGGCAAGGGAGACAGGCGATTCCGATACAGTGGTGAAAATCGTCACTGAGATTGCACAGGAGGGTGTGGTCTAAATGGGATGGCCGGTAGGAACGAAGAACCAAACGCTGACTTACCTTGCGGGACTTGGTAACTGGATTTCGCTGCATACTGCGGACCCCGGTACAACCGGCGCAAGTGAAGCCACCGGTGGTTCATATGCACGAAAGCAAACCGCTTGGGGCGCAGCCGCTTCCGCGCTCATCACAGGTTCGCAGGTGTCCTTTACAGGACTGATCGCAGCGGCGTACACTTACTTTGGGGTGTGGACCGCGAGCACAGCAGGCACATTCCTCTACGGATTCGCTTTGAGTCCTGGTGCGACACTGAATGGTTCGGGCGGTTTCAACGTGACGCCTTCAATTCCGTGGCCGTAACCTGAAAGGACAAGATGACTGAAAAGGTTCTACCTTACGACCGTTCCATAGTTCCGCAGGAAACGGGCTATTGGTGCGGTCCCGCTTCAACTCAGGTGATTCTCAATTCGCGTGGAATCATTTGGAAAGAAAGCGATTTGGCGCGTGAAATCGGAACGACCACGCGAGGCACTGATTACGTTGGTTTGATCGAACGTGTCTTGGATCGTGTTACGCCCGATGCGAATTACACGTCGGTTTACACCGAACGCGATCCGATGACGAACGACCAGAAAGAAACGTTCTGGCGCAACATCGTTCAGTCAATCGATGGCGGTTACGGGGTAAGCACGAATATCGTTGCGCCACCGAACAATAAGCCGCGTGGAGTGCTCGGATCGGTTTCGCCGTCGTATAGCGGTGGGACCACCTATCACTACATTGCCATCATGGGCTATCACATCGGAGACGATGGATTCCGCGCAGTTTGGGTGGCAGACAGTGGTTTTCGTCCGTTTGGCTACTGGTGTTCGTTCGATCAAATGGCGACGTTGGTCCCGCCAAAGGGATACTGCTACGCCAACACTGGGCCGGTGGTTCCTCCGACTGCGCCCCAAATCGTCCCTGTCGCACTGTTTTCCAAGGCGATGGGCGATACGATTGGCCTTGACCAGTACGCGGCACTATTGCCGGGATTTGTCGATGCCTGCGAAAAGCTCGGTGTAACTGAGAACAACGAAATTGCAATGCTCGCAGCACAATTCGGGCACGAATCCGTTGGTCTGAAATACATGCGTGAATTGTGGGGTCCGACTGCGGACCAACTCAACTACGATCACATGATGGGTAATGGTCCCGGTGAAGGTCGAAAGTACCTGGGGCGCGGTCCAATTCAGGTCACTGGAAAGGACAATTACCGCGAGCTATCACGATGGGCGTTCGATCAGAAATACATCGATTCGCCAACGCTGTTCCTAGATCAACCAGAGTTGTTGGAACAGCCGCAATTTGGGTTCCTTGGTGCGGTTTGGTACATCAAGGTCAAACAACCTCGCTTCATGGAATACGCCAGGGCGGGGGACATTGAAAACGCATCGAAGGCGATTAACGCACCGGCCTGGATCGGTACGCAAAATCGTGCCCGAGGCATTGATGATCGAATTGCACGGTGGAACCGTTGCCGCGCAATGGATTTGATGCCGTTACTACGAGAGGAAGATGATCCATTGTCCGACCCGATTCTGGCGAAGCTGATTGGAGAAATCCACGGCGCGCTATTCAATCCGATTCCGTCTCTGTCGCGGTACAGGGAGGATTACGAGGGAAATGCCTTGACTACCAAGGATATTCCTCGCAACGTTGACAAGTTCAGTCATGAGGAATGGACCGAAACAGCGGCCATTCGTGGCAATCCCAAGGCCGTAAAGATGGTGGCGCGCAATGCTTCTCGTGGTGATTCAATGGCTATGGACGTGTTTGCCCGGATTCCTGCGGAGACGCTTGCTGCCAACGGAATCGACAGTGCCGCAGTCAAATCCGGCTACGACAAGTCCCAAGCCGAAGACCCCAATCGTTCGGTCTTCGCACTACCCCCGAAGGGAAATTGAAATGGCTGAAACCACAACGGAGACAACCGAATCCGGCGTGTTGAATTTTCTCAAGGTCAATGCCAAGGCCGTTGTTGCGTTTGTTGTCGGCGTCATTCTGAATGCCGTCAATGACGTTATCAGCGGTAAGGCTCCGTGGCCGACCTCGCTGGCCGATTGGGGTCGGTATCTCGGTACGAGTTTGATTGGCGCAGTTGTTGTTTGGGCAACCGGCAACAAGCTGACCGAAAAGCAGATCGTGAATGCTGCTGTGAAGCAAGGCGTTACAGTAGTGACCAACACCGCAATTGATGCTGCTGCTAGCGCGGCTCAAAACACGGTGGAACAGGCCACTTCCGTATTGCCGCAGCCCGCCGCAGAAGTGGTAAACAATGTGGCACAACAGGTTTCGACCACCGTTACCAATGTTTTGAAGGGAGTCGCGAACAACTTCGATGACGTCTTGCCGGAATTCCACCGGTGATTCATCGATGGCTACAGAAGCTACGAAAGCGATTGCCGCCCAAGTGGTTTCTTAAGCCCACACGCCTAGACCACGGTCGCATGTATATGTGTGTGACCGTGGGTCTTTGGCTGTTTGCGTTGTCCCTCATGATAATTGGGCCAACGCGGTCGTCCAGCCTTTCAGACCTCAACATTCTCACTCAAAAGGCAGTGGGATTTGTGATGTTCGTCGGAACCACGATGAAGATTCACGGATTCCTTTCTGGCACAAGAGTTTTGATGCCTAAACGTGACCTGAGAGATTCGTACCTGCAAGCACTTTGGGCGATCCTCGCGACCAACATCGGTCTAGTCATTTACATCTTCTCGCTGTTCAATGCCTATGGGTGGAAGACACTTTCAACGTTTGGTGTCATTGGTGCAACGATGGTGGCCGGAGCGATCTGGAATGCCTGGGATTTCAGCAACGAAATCGATAGGCTAAATGAGGCTGTCGGAGGTACCACGTTGAAATGAAAGAGTATCTAGAAGGCGCGGCAATCGTTGTGGCAGCACTAGTTTCGTTGGCCGGTGCTTACATTTCGATTCGGAACAGGAAGACCGATACCAAAAAGGTCGAATCCGAAACGAATCTCAATGAGGCGCAACAGGCTTCAATCGTCAAGCAACTAGCCAATTCAACTGAGGAAATGTACCTCAAGCGGATCGACTCGTTCAAAGACGATATTAAGCTGTTGCGGGATGAACTGAGGACCGTTCGTGAAGACCATCGCAAGGAGATTGATTCTGCGAGAAAGGAATTGGCTGAGGTCCGTGATGAGGCTGCCCTCCTAGAGGAATATTTCTTTCAGCACCACGTCCCGTGGGATCGGGAGGCCGCTAGGGAGATTCAGAAAACGAATCCCCAGTTTCCGGAACCGCCCTCGTGGCTAATCTTCTTGCGCGGCAAGCAAAAAGAAAAGGGAGAGAGTGAATAATGGCTAGTCCAGAGCAGGAAATTCAAGGCAAGCTAGACGGTCGCGATCCGAATACGCCGAACTATCTGGCGTTGCCGTATCGTGGTGTGTCCCTTTATCGTTCGGTCGAATTGGGTCAATCGACTGTCGTGCGCCCCGCCGGTGCTGATCCTGGTAAGAAGCCTGGCGAATTGTGGTGGACGACAAGCACTTTGGATGAGGTAACGGTCATGGCCGAAATCCTCACGAATAAGTACCACGGCCAAACGATTTGGAACATGATTACCGGCTTGTTTGCGGTAGTCGTGGAAGGCAAGTCACCCGAAGACGTGCGAAAGGCATTGAGCCTGTGAGTCTTTGGGACGTTGTAGCCAAGCTTGATGGAAAAGAGTTCGTCAAGCGACAGATTTACAACATGGCCGGTACTTCGGCAAATTGGGATACGCCGACTGATCCGACCAATGTTGTAGCTTCGGCAGCAGACCCGAGATACTATGACCGCCAAGGGATTTGGTATCCGGCGAAGGCTGTTCCGATGGGACCGTCTGTTGACCAAGGCACCGCTGAGCACTTGCGGTTGCTTCGGCTCAAACCGCCCCGAAAGCGTTGGGTTGGAGTGTATTACAGCCAATCCGGCATCGTGGCATACGAGGTCTACGAAGCAATCAAGGGTTCTGATTTGGATGAAACCCTTGATGCCATGCTGATTTTCGGCCCGCCCTGTCGTGCAAAGGGTGTCGCTCGCGGAAATGAATACGCGGGATGGGAAATGCCGCACCCGAATTCACGCGGCATTGCTGATCGACACTTCCCTGCCGACGAAAAGCGGGTCTATGATTTCGTCCGTCGCGGTGACATGTACGCCGAGGTTGACGATTCAGACGCCGGTGAAGACATGACGATGGTCTTCAATGTCGTTCAAGACCCGAAAGCCCTTGTGGCAGGCACTGATTCGGCACTGGAACAGGTGACCGAAATTTTCACGTCTCCCCTCAAGGAAATCCCGTCTGCGGCAAAGGCGATTTGGAACGGCCTAACGTTCCTGACGGCGAAAAACCCTCAGGGACAAGTCGTTCCGACCTACCCGCACATTTCGTATGACCCTCAACCGGCCATCCGATTGGTGAACGAGATTGGAGAAAAGTGGGCAGCGTAATCGTCTACGGTCGTGAAGGTTGCTATCAATGCAAAGCGACCGTGAAAGCTCTTGATAAGAGCCACATTCCGCATGAGTACAAGCATATCGATGAGGCACCCGAATCCCACCGGGCGGGGGTCGCTTCGTTGCCGATTGTTGTTGCGGGAGAACAGAAGTGGGGCGGTTTCCGTCCTGATCGGATCAAAGAGCTTGCTGAAACACCAAAGCAGGTGATGCGCAGTGAATAAGCAAGTGGAGCAACAACTTTCACTCTTTGGTCTGAAACCCACGGCCAAGATGAACCGAGAGCCGGTCGGACAGTTGTCAATTGAAGTGCTGGAACTGTCCGAGTCGCCAAAGCAGATGATGCAGGAGAATCATCGTGACCGAACCGGCTGAAATCGAAAGCGTCCCTTTGCAACCCGCAGCCATCGGGCTGAATATGGACCCTGAAACTGCCTCGTATGTCGGCATGTTGGAGGGAACCATTGCGGCACTTGTGATTTCGGACGTGAAGAACCGCACCCTGTTGGAGCTTCTGACCGGCGATGGCTGGGAGGCAGCGCGAGTCGATTTCAATGGGGATGCCCTTATCGGGCTTGCTGTTTCGGCGCTCGTCAAACAAACCGGAATGTCGACGGCCAACGCGAAAATCCTCGTAATGAAGCGTTGGGCCGAAAGAAACCATCCTGCCGATTACATCATTCCGCAGGCGGTATCGATTGACCAAATGACCGGCAACGTGCCCACCAGTGGGCAAGATGTCCCGGCCATGTCCGAGCGCGTGAAGGCATGGCGAGCTAAGCAGCAAGCCGAAATTGCCGAATTGTCAAGTGCCGCAACAGATTCCGCTAGCGAAACCCCAAGCGGCGCAAGCGATTTGGAGAAGCAAGCGGAAACTGGCACGAACGTACCAGAGTAGTACAACTGAATCTGATTGCGCGGCAAGGGTTTTCGATCACTGAATTCCCTTGTCGCGCTTTCGTTTCCGTGAAAGCGGACTAGGGTCCGGTATTGTGTAGAACTTGACAGGTGTCAATTTTGAAACCCTAACTGTTGCAAAGGATTTCAAATCTGAAAAACGTTGCAGCACAAGGCTTTTCGGCCAAAGTTAGTTAACGGCCATTCACTTTTCGGTTTGGGCACCGGACTGTAGTCCGCTTAGGCTGTAGCAAACAGATTATGTCAACCTAAACGGAACGTGCGTTCTGATCGCCTGTTTTCGCTGGTCAGCGACCTAATTTGGAGGGTGTGAGATAGGTCACACTTTCCAGCAAACTGATGTTTTCCCTGCATCTACCTGGGTTTTTGGTATAGTGGTGGTTGAAGTGTGTTTATTGAACACATGGTGATTGAAAACTACATAGCGGGTGACGAGCGAACTACTTGGATAGTTCGATGCCACGCGAAACGCGCTCGGATTCGACAATGGAAATTTTCCTAGAATCGCAACAGTGAGCCACGCCGCCGGGTATCGATACAAAGTGTGTGTGAGTGAAAAGCCAACGATGTGGGCGGCCGGATCGAAACACGCGAACACGTATTCCAAGCAAGCGTTGCAAGTGAGCCGAGAACTCATTAGCTTACGAAGTACCGATCAGGAGACGTGCGACAATGGCACTGATTGAATCGCGAACCGGATAGTCACCCGCTATGCAGTACAGGCCAGCACCACGGCCAGACAACTAGATACGAGGAAACGCGAAAGTTGGCTAATACCAGCAACTTTCACGGAGTATCCGTATCGAATAGTGTACCGCTGCAAGGGTTTTCAAAGACCGGAGTTAGCGCGTAGTGTTCATCCGGCGATAACGGAGAGACAACCGGAGTCCGCATAGCGGCCCGCCGATCAGGGGACACCCTTTGACCTGAGACTACGTGTGAAATATGGCACCCTGAGCAGCGCAATCGAATCGGTGAAAACGTTTGGTGCTGGCACGTTCTGACGATTCGATTGGTGTTCGGTAGGTTCCTACAATTGATAAGACCTGTTCAGTCAGGCCCAATCCCTAGTCCTACCAACACATTCCATCCATCCTCGGTACAGGGGTTTTCCTCTGTACCAACAGATTTCACGAACAGATAACCGCTGGTCGTGGCGTCCGTTGGTGCAGGTGGCAGGCTTAGAAATATGGCACGTCCGTATTGGTACCTGGCTGGAACGTAGAAAAGAGTGACCCCGTCTCCGCTACTATAATAAGGCGATTTTTCAAAAGTGTCTCAGATTGGCTCTCAGGCCCGGGAATGGGCTTTTGACCAGGACTTTTGTAGGGCATCTCCCAGGACGTGACCAGGCCGGTACGCGCCAGTACCACACCAAATGGCTTCCCAGACATACGGTTTGGGATTTTGGATTGAAACCTGTTGTGCGGCAACGCATTTCGGGCAGGCATCCAAACGAAAGACCTTGCGCTGCAAGGCAATCCGAGAGGATAGGGAATGAAGTTTGCGGTCTGCACTGCTAGCGGCAACGTCCTGGCACGTTTCGGAAACGTGACGTGGGCACGTCGTTTTGCGCGTGAGAACAAACCGTGTGTTTTGTGGAATACCAAGACAAACAAGCAACTTCGCTTCTGAGAGCAGTAAGGCCCGCAACGGTTTTCAACGTAGGTTCGATTCCTACGGCGGGTACGTTATAGCGAAACACGCTATATGAGAGGATGATTCAAATGGCGTTGAATCGTGAGCAGAAGAAAATGCTCGGAGATGCGGCGTTCGGCAAGGCAATCCAATTGGTCGAATTCTTCGGTGAAGACGAGACCACGGAAGCTCTTGCCGCACAAGGCATTAAACCCAGCGAGGCGCGAGAGCAAATCGAAATCTGGTTCTCCAAGATTCCATCGACGTACAAGTAATGAATCACGTTCGGGCACAACGGTTTCCGCGCTAGCGGGCGGGGGTTCGATTCCCCCGGTGCCTACAATGCACCAAATCGGTTGCAGGAGAGGATGAATCATGGCTGACATCAAAGCACGCAATCGAATCTGCACCAATTGCCAGGTCGATGTGGACGTGCGCCAATGTGATTGCAACGCAAGGGTTACCACGCTGATTTCGTGGGACTGCACACGTTGCGGCACAGAGGTTGTCACCAGCGGCGGTCACGACGTTGATTGCCGCAAATGTGGTGCTTGCTACAACGGTTCAGGCCAACGTCTCCGCGACGATTGGCGTTCCAATCCTTCGGTCTACGATGACGAAATCGGAGATATGGAAGGGTACGAATTGCAGCACGCGAACGATTGGTGACGTAATCACCGGAGGGACAACGGTTTTCGGGTAGGTTCGATTCCTACCGTCCCACGCTTCAACCAAATCGGTTGGCAGAGAGGGTGGTTCACGATGTCTGATTATTCCTTTCACATCGAAGTCACTGACACGACAGTGGCTTACGAGTGTGAGGCAGACCGGGCAGAACGTGAGGGATTCGACAACGTGGCGAAACGTCAACGTGCAATTGCTTTGCACTTGAAGAACGCATACGAACACATGCGCGACATTTGCCCCGAAGGTTACCGGGTCGAAACGAAAATCGTTGTCTCACATGTCCCTAACGTCAACCCTGTTCTGAATAGACGCTGAATCATGGTGGGCCGGAACGGTATTAGGTGGGTTCAACTCCCACCCCGGCTACAATGCGACGAAATACGTTGCAGGAGAGGATGGTTCATGATGAACGACGATCTGGCTTACGTGGCTAAGTGCTGCTTTCATTCCTCTGACGATCACAACCCCATTGGTGGTTGGGACGCCGGTTACTGCTCTGGAAACAGTTGCGGTTGCGAGGAATTGAGCGATGAGCGCGCCACGGTGCTTGAGGTCTTGAATCATGAGTACGGAACCGCTTTGACTGCAAGCGATTTGGAATACAAAAACGACGTTCCTCGTGAATGGTCACACATTCTCAAGCTTGGACCGTATGGTCGGAATCTCGTAATCGACTTGACCAGCGCACGCGATGTGCATGGTTACGATGACGCGCTGACGACCTCCAATTACGAAGTCCTGCAAGAGAATTGGAAAGGCTACGACGCACTATGCGACGGTGGCTACTCCAATTGCTATTCCATTGGCCTGCAATTCGATGAGGCATCCCCCGCCGATCTGGTTTCCACGGTCAAGTCTCTGGAAGACTATCCCGCACTTGATGATTCGCGAATGAGCGAGCTTGAGTGGGAATGGATTACAGAGCAGTGGAGCGACCACGGCATTCAGGATGCTCGAATCAAGCTGTCGGAGTTGCTATCTCACGATGGCAAGACGCGGTTTGAAATCGAATTGCCTGACGGTGATTGGTTCGATGAGATGATTCGGGCCGACATCTTCGGTGACGATTCAAACGTTCCGTACTACGAATCGGGCGGCGGCGCTGTGTATCCCATTGACGAAATCCTTTCGGACAGTGCGACACTCGCCAAGTACGGTTCAATACTGTTTGCCCTGGTCTAAAGGGCAGGAGCGCCAACGGTTTTCGGTGAGGTTCGATTCCTCACGGCGCACGTATCCCAAACGGGAAACAAGAGAGGATGGAACAGTGGCGAATACTACCTTCAAAGGTGTTGAGATTTACCGGGTTTCGCGCAACAAGGCCAGTGGTACCAACGGTAACCCACGGTTCACATTGCACACGGATCGCGGCGAAATGCACACCGGCGTAGACGCTTCCCTTGGTTACGGCATCGAAAACCTGACCAATAAGCGGCTCCCTGAGACGTTCGTGATCGGAAACCCCGGTGTCACAGTCGATTTGGTCGGTTGTGGCAGCCGACCGGATTCCAACATCATTCACGTCATTCGGGACGGTAAACAGCTGATGTAATCCAAAGAGGGCCAACGGTTTTCGTTGGGGTTCGATTCCCCAAGGCCCACCATGCTCCAATTCGTTTGGTGCAGTAGTGAACAGAGGATGGAAACATGGTAAGCAAGATCATTCTGGTGAATGCGTCTACCCAACTCGATCCGATCCGCAAAGGCATTGCGCAGGCACGACATTCGTTGCGTGTTTGCGTCGATGGTGATGCGGTCAAGTTCAAAATCGATGGCGGCACTTGGTCGCCCGGTTACGGTGGCATTGATCCAGGATCGGATTACGCCTACTACCAACGCAATTCGGAAGCTGAGAAGTGCATCGCCATTGTCTTGAATGATGATGGCACGATGGAAGATCAGTGCTACACCTGGGAAACCGCACAGACTTACGCCCAACAGGGCAAGGTGGTTCGTGCGGTCCAGGCCGATGGTCACATGAGTATTGAAGCGATTCAACGACTCTGCGACGCCGACCGCGAAAGGTATTGGGACTGTTTCGATCCCGGTGACCAGTACACCGGTCCTACTCCGAGAGAGTTTGACGACGTGTGAAAACCATTGATCCAAACATGAACGCGGACAAGCAATATCGCGAAGCGTTCATGTTACGCCATAGAGCAGTAGCCATCGGAGATATCGAAATGTCAAGGTACATAGACGATTTGATATGGATGATGGCCTGCTCAATCGCCGAAGGGTTGCCGCAACCCTGGTCCCAATTCTATCCAATGTTTCAAGAAGAATTTGGGATCGAATAGTGGTGGGCCGGAATGGTTTTCGGAGGGTTCGATTCCCTCCCCGGCTACGTAATCGGTTGAACCACAACCGGATACAGAGAGGATGGAACATGACCACGACTACCCTTGAGGACCGTGCTGCCGAGCTTGGCAAGGACTACGGAAAGGCTGTTGGATCATGGGTCGTTGACGGTAACACGTCAAAAGAGCAGTGCGACAAGCTGATTGAGGGTATCGATACGTGCGATCCCGAAGTCATGGACTTGATTCCATCGCCTCTGTCCGGCGAATTTGCCGACGGCCCAACGGTTTACAGCGTTCTAAAAGAACTTGGCCTTGATCCGGCAGTGTTCGATGAACAGTTCGATCACTTGATCGACGTTTACGAAGAAGCATTCAGCGAAAGCTGGTGTGACACAGTCTATCAGGCCGCTCATGCCAATCATCCTGACTACGATCCGTGCTCGGTTTGTGGTCTGTATGGGCATAAGTGGAAAGAACACGTCGATTGAATGTATCGCGAAAACCCGTACCTCCCAACGCCTTTGAGGTGGTACGAGTACGTGATACACAATGGACGAAAACACCGTGCGCTCAAGAACTTTCGCGGTTTGACCGTGATACTTGAGTGCGTGGAGTAGTGGTTATCCCCGATGGTCGTAGCCGTGGTTCGACTCCACGGCGGGGAACGAGCGCGCCAATTCCGGTGTGCCACAAAAAGAAAGAGGATGGTAATGGGTATGGCTACCGTACAGAACCGCCAATCGGCCTACGTTCGTAGGCTCCGAGTAGGCGACAAGTTCAACGAAGACGGTACTACCTGGATCGTGACCCGAGAGCCGGAAGTAATCGACGGCGCAGAGGTTGCGGTCTACCTGAAACCCCTTCCGTCACCGCCACGTTCGCGGTCGCGACGATTCTCCTACGCAATGGATGCGCGGGTTCACATCGTCCGGTCCTAAGTGAGTAGACGGGGGATAGCCCGGTTGGTACGAATTCGGTTGAAAGACACCGAATTTCGCAAGTTCAATCCTTGCGCGGGCACTATCTCAGATGCTATTCTGAGAACACCAACGAATCTCGTTGGGACACACAAAGAAAGAGGATGGATATGAGCCAGGAAACGATGGAATGGTTGAACAAGTACATTCTGGTTGGGAACTGCAAGGCCCGACCGAATGCTTGGCACAACCGTCCTGAATTCCGCGAGGCAAATGGTTTGGAGGAAAACCACTTTCAAGACCCGATTCCGTATCGGGTTGTGGTTGACCGGCTTTTCAACTGGAAAGCAATCAGCGCCCCGAAAGCGAATCTCATCCCGGTTCCGAAACGAGACGCCAATTGGTTTGACGCAGACGGCAATCCGTTCAAGATTGTCATGTCGTCCGAGTACGACTACAAAAAGCGTGAAATCATCGGTGGCGAACAGGGTATCGTCAAGTCAGATACCTTGGAGCACATCGCAACTCACAGTGGCAAGTACAAAATCCACGATTACGAACAGTGGCTTTTGCAGTTGCAGTCCAACGTGATTGGCGATACGCTCTCGATTCTCGGTGCCGGTCTACTTCGCAACGGTGCGCAAGCCTACGTTCAGGTGGCACTGCCAGAAACCGTGCAGGACAACAACTCTGGTATGGAATTCGTTCCGTACATCATGGGGTCAACGTCGCTGGACGGTTCGATTCCGAGCACTTACAGCGCGGGATCGCTTCTGGTGGTTTGCGATAACACCAGAGACGGAGCGATTGCACAGGCGAACCAGTCGGGTCGCATCTACAAGGCCAAGCACACGTCGAAATCCCTTGATACGGATAGCATTAAAGACGTGCAGCAGGCGTTGGGAATCGTCCACCAGACCGCCGAGTCCATGAAGCATGAATTTGCTGAACTGGCCGCTATCGACATGAACCGTCGGCAGACGCTGAAAGTGCTTGATATCATTCAGCCTATCCCGAAGGAAAAAGACGGTGCGACCAAGCGACAGGTTGTAATCGCGGAAAACAAGCGAGAGGGGTTGCTGCACGCAATCTTTCGCGATCCCACAGGCGGCGCGGAATGGAAGAACACCGCGCTTGGCCTGAGCAATGGCGTCTCCACGTACTTCACTTGGAACACCAGCGTTAAGGGAAATCGCTTGGAGCGCAACGCCGAAAAGGCCATCAAGGCTGGCGTTGAGCGTCGGAAAGCGTTGGAGTTGGGCGCGATTGAATCGGGCGCAACATTCAGAGACGTTGACCGGCAAACCATGATGGCGATTGCTCACGTCATGAATCGACCGGAGTTGGTCGGCAAGTAGTAAGGAGGGTAGCTCTGGTGAGCTTAGTTCAGGTTCGATTCCTGACTACCCACGTAAGCCGTTGACAGTCAACGGAATACAGAGAGGATGGAACGTGCGAATCCCCATGAGGACGAAGTATGTCCGCGAGGATCACGCCTTGCTGAAAAGCAATGTGTACGTTGATGGTTCAAAGATGATCCAAGTCTTTTCGGCCATCGGCGAACCGCTTCTGACGGCAACCGTGTGTCTTGAGGCATACGGTGAAAAGCCCGATGAGGGAAACGTTTTCATCAAGACGTGGTCCGAAAACGAAGGTGTCTTTGAGGCACTGCACAAGGCGGGGGTGATTGGCAACGCGGTGCGAATGATTCCGGTCGGTGGTCATGATGCTCAAGTTGCCGAATGCCCTCTGCTCGCGAAAGGTCGTTTCTAACATGGCATTTGAGACACGGATCAGAAATCGGAACACGATTGAAAAGGTCAATCCTTCAACCGGTCACGTCATCGCCAAAGCTGTCAGAGCACAGCCGGGAGCGAATTGGCATGTCGGAGCAGAGATTCAGACCGATATGGGAAAGAAGATGACCAACGTCGGAGAGATCGCGGCCCATCTTCCCGAAGTGATGCAACGAAAGCTCGCTTTGAGCTGGGTTGATTCACTGCCTTTCAATCTGTACTGAATCACGGTATGCCGGAACGGTTTTCAGTGGGGTTCGATTCCCCGCCCGGCAGCAATGCGGCGAATGACCGCAGGAAAGAGGATGGAAACATGAAATTCGTTGACCTGAGCCAGAATCCGCCCGCCGAGGTTACGGTTCTGACCTTGCGAGACATCGCGTTCAAAATCAACGGGAACGACGCATCGACCTACTCTGGATACGCTCGTGTTTCAGTCCTCCAAAACTGGCACGACGATCCCGAAATCGAAACTCCCGCACCGGATTACACGATCAGTGAAGTTGACTACTGGCTTCCCGAGCGTGTCTCCGAGTGGGATATGTTGTATTCCAATGAGATTCAGCGCGAAGAAGACCGAAAGGCCGAACGTCTCAAAAAGGAAAAGATCAGCAAGTCCGATCTGATCGAAACCCTGTTGGATCAAGCCAAAGATGTGGAGCGCCGAAACTCTCGGTGCTACAACCACAATCGCGGCAACTCCATGCAGGACGGTCGGAAACGGGTTCTGGCTCTTGAAGGTGCCAAAGATTTCGTCGAGTCCATGCTTGGCGAATCATCCATGACGAAGGAGCAGCGTACCAAGTGGAACGAATTGCTGAGCCAGGCCAAAGCTCACGTGAAAATGCAGTAAAGGTCAAGCGTGCCAGAGCATTTGGCGTGAACCTGTTTTTCGCAACGTGTGACGAGTGCCGATGCTGGATCAAATCTGGTGTCGGCCAACACGTTTGGGAACAGAGAACACAGGCGCGTGCAGCGGCACTAGCACATCGGCACTGAATTAAGGTGGCCCACAGTGGTTTTCGCCAGGGTTCGATTCCCTGGGTGGGCGCGCTGACCAAAGCGGTCACAAAGAGAGGATGGAAATGAAATCGGTACGAGATTGTGCGATCACGTTCGTCGTCGTATCCGCAATCATCGCAAGCTTTTTCGCGGTCTATATGCTGTTCGCTCCAAAGGCGAAGGCAGACGGCTACGACTTCGGTTGCGAGACAATTCATTGGGGGTTCCTCGGATCGCAACGTCGCATCATCTGTGACGGGCCGAAACGTCCCGATGGATCGTGGGAGCGCGGTCGCGTCATTCTGACACCTGCCCACTACGTTCCCAGAAGTTGTTATTTCGGAACGTATTCCAGCAGTTGCAGCGGCGGTTACCAAGTTGATACCACCGTGCAGGCCAGAGAGTCTTACATCGTTTTTGATTCAAACGTTCTGCCGGATGAGCCGGGATGGCTGCCGCCAGGAACGGACACTCTGCGATGAAAGCTCTTGCGGCCCTGTTGATTTCGACAATCGTTTTGACCGGCTGTGAAGCGCCGCGAGGAACGACCGACGAACACCCGGTTTACGCAACCTGCGTGAATCGCTGAATCAAGGTGTCCCCCAATGGTTTTGAAAGGCAGGTTCGATTCCTGCCGGGGGAGCGTTACCGGCCATAGCGGTCGGAACAGAGAGAGGATGGAATGTATTCTGTCACAGTTCAATTGAACCATGTGAAGGATTCTGACGACCTGTTGCTCCAACTTGTCAGACTACAAATGGCATTCAATCAGGACGTGGACTGGCTCGCGAAGCTCGCTCAACGAACGAATCGTGGGTGCGGTCCATTTCCGTTAGCCTACAAGGGCATTCAGCGGATCGGCACGATTGAGGTCATGCGCAATGGCTAGGCAGCAGGCGGGGAAAGCGAAATCCATTCAGGCAGAACCGAAACGAGGTCACAAGTCGAGTACCGCAGACTTGCAGGCCAAAACTCTCAGAAAGGCCCATCGTCAGGGTATGGCGTGGGATGATTACGAGGTAACGGCTCTAGTGAAAGGAATCGAAAGGGACGCAACAACTTTCGATATCGCCATGTCGATTGGTCGTAGCTACTACGCGGTCATGACGACTCGCCGCGCTGTCGGTTTCGCCATGCGACACGCCAACGCGATTTGGGGTGACAAGTGAGAAACAAGGTCCGAAAGAAGGTTCGCGCCAAGAACGTTGAAAAGCACCGCAGGCGTTTGGAAGATCAGAGATTGATTGACTTCCACAAGACGTTGGCCGATGAGATTCGCGCCGAACGTCAACGCCAAACAGAATCCAACAGGTAACCATTTCAAATGAAAACCCCGGTGAGGCAATCGATTTCGCGTAGAAGTCGTGCGTCTCTCCGGGGTTTTCGTCGTTGGGGGTGGCTGAGGTACCGGCCATGCTATGCTCGTCAGCGAGCGTGGCGTACAGCCGGTCGCACGGCCATCTCCGCAGGTCAACGAGAGGGTCGAAAGTGCTTGACAGAGTACGGATTTGGGACGGCGAGAACGGAAACGTTCATATTGAACTAAAGGATGAAGACGACGTGCCGTTTTCTCACACCGTGATTCCTCCGCATGAGTGGAAAGAGTTGCGAGACAATATGATTAAAACGTTCCCCGCCAACGTGTCGGTTTCACTGCTCACGGACTACTTAGTTGCGCTAGGTATCCATGCACTTGAAATGCGGTAAGAGTCAATGCATTTCATTTGGGATAGAAGAAAGGAGACGACACGCCGGTACAGCTACTTGAATATGTAGGCACTGTGACATACTCTTAGGTGGTCTGTCGATTCCGGCAGGCAACCTCACTGCACCAAGAGAGAGGTAGCTATGGCTGCACGGCCACGGAGAAGTTCTGTCAAGGAACCATCCCAAATCGAAAAGGACGCAAGCGAATTCGGCGTCGGAGTGCGTTGTGGCGGTTGGCGGCTCGGTTTGCTTGTCGCCCGAAACGTCATGAAGGTTGGTCAAGGTACTCGCTCGGACTTGCCCACTAGTGGGCAGGTCGATGGGCAAGTAACGAAGGTGTCAGCGAACCAATTTGCCAAGCTAGCAGGGGTCAGCTCATCCACGGTTGATTACTACTACAACGCTTGGCAATTCGCTGCGAAGGCCAGCCTCGTTCCAGACGCCGAAAAGGTGAAGCCAGGAGACGAAGACATCTGCGTTGACGCCGATGCCATCGAAGACGAGGACAACCCTCGCACTCACTGGTCACACTTTTACGGCCTTGCGAAGAATCCTCCGAAGGAATCCAAAAAGGCTGAGAAGAAACAAGATTCAAAGCCTGAACCGGAATCTGACGAGGATGAATCAGACGCCATCGATGAAGACTTCGGCATCAGTGAGGCCGATGCGATGACGGAAGATGAACGGGCAGAAGCGGATTCGTCAATCAATCGAAACGAACTGCTCGAAATCCTAGAGAGCGCACAGGGTTTGAAGTCGCGTCTTTCTCGGATCGATTCAATCACCGGTCACGAATCTCTTGCAGCGCAGATCGCAACGGCTGCAAGCGAATTGGCCGATTTGGCTAGCGGAATGGCAGCAACGGACGAAAAGCCGCAACTCCGCGCCGTCTAGGGGGAATAGGCCAGTCTCGGGGGTCTGGCCGAAACCTTTTGCCCTGTAGTGTAATTGGCAACACTTGGGACTTTGGTTCCCACATTTCAGGTTCGAGTCCTGGCAGGGCAGCGATCCCACGCTTTTGAAGGGAGGATAGGCAGACCCGATGGGCTGAGAACGTCCCTTGGACGTAAAACTTAACTTTTGCGCGAACACCATGTGAGGCAGTAAACCGCAATCCGGCTCTGCGGTAAGGGAAATGGATCACCCTTGAGAAACCGGCCAAGCCCCATGACTGGTCCCAACGCCAGCTTTAGCACCTGGCAGCGGGAGGGTTCGATTCCCTTGTGGGGCACGCTATTTCAGCAGAGAGGATGGATCGATGGCGAACGCCGTTCAAAAGGCCGAATCGATTGGCAAGATGGCTACAAAGTCAGGATGGAAAGGCGGCATGGATTCCGAAGTGCGCGAAGGCATTCGGATCACAAAGCTTGAACTTGTCCGAAACGAAGACGAGTACGCCTATTTCATCTGGCACGGCTCAAAGCTGGTCGAATCGAACTATCAGATTTTCGACGGCCCGCTCATTCCCATCGATTCCAAACGTAAACTCCTGCAATACATTTCGGGCTGGCCTAGTCTAATTGAACTGTTCCAGACATATCCCGAATTCAATCGGCCCATGCTTGTGCAGCAATTCCGCAAGCTGCCGTTTTCATTTGAAGATGACAATGACACGATCATCGATTCCCTTATAAACAAACAGCTTTGGTGGTACGAACATGAAGGTGCCACAATTCGTTACGATCAATCAAAACTCAAGCGCAACAGCAAGTTTCGCATCGTAGACATTGGGCACCGTAAGCTCTTTCACGCCGACTGCGAGCAGGCCGGTCTTCGATCATTTCATTTGGATACCTTGCTTGAGGTCCGTGAAAGATGAGTGCCGACAAGACAATTGGCGTCGGCCAGTGCCGAAAGTGTGGTCGGCCTGCGAGCCTATACAAAACTCACGTTTGCTACACCTGTCGCGAAATCGAAAAGGCCGAACGCGAGGACCGTCTAAAGTCGTTGGCAGGCATGGTATCTGCCGACGCTGAGCAAGAGACGATCACGATTCCAATTTCGGAATACGAGGGTCTGCTACGAAAAGCCATGAAGGTCAAGGCAATTCGTGAAAAGCTAGACGAATACCACATACGCAAAAAGCTGGTCAGTGCCCATGTCACTCATGACCATCTACATCGATTGCGCCGCAAGACATTAGCAGAGATTTACCAACTAATTATCGCGAAAGAGGTCTGATGGCTAAGGCGAGATTGTATCGCGTTTCAAAAGCTGAGCTTGAGCTAGTCTCACCGGATAAGTCTGGGAGAGAACGCTTTCCGTTCAGCTATGAGTCAACCCTCGAAATTCGCGATCTGTGTCAGCAGCGCAAATGGCGTGTCTCCGTTGAGGAACGGCTCAAGGAATGGATCAAAAACGAGACGGCCAAACGGAATTGGGACTTTGATCTGATCCCGCTTGAGTCTCCGCTTGGAACTGCGTTGTCGCAGAGGTCATTTCAGCGTGACGGCATCAAGTTCGTCAATGAGCACAAGAGCGTTTTGATTGCGGATGAACCCGGCCTGGGAAAGACTCTGCAAGCGATGGGGTCTGTAATCCAAAGTGGCGTAACAGGTTCCGTGCTAGTCGTTGCACCGAAATCTGCGGCGTATGTGACGTGGCCTCACGAATTGGAAACGTGGTTCAGTGATGTTGCGCCCTTTGATGAATGGATCATCATTGGCGGTTCGATGACCAAGCTTCAAAGAGTGCGAGCCGTAAAGCGTGCTCTCCGTTGGGATATGGGCAAGGGTCGAATCGGTCCACGCCAATGGGTTATCGTGTCCCCCAACTACTTACGGATCAAAGCGCAGACCGACAGGCGGGGGAATTTCGTCTACGACGATGACGGATCGAAGATTTATCGCCCTGTGCGAGAAGCGATCCCGGCTTTGTTGGCATTCGATTGGAAAGCGGTGATTGTCGATGAAGCCCACCAAACCCTCAGTGGCGCAACAGGAGACGTCAAAAAGCAGTCTGCTCAGCGACAGGGACTTGGCCTACTTGAAACGGGTGATGACGCGCTGCGAATCGCTGTCTCGGGTACGCCGTTTCGCGGAAAGCACGAAAACCTTTGGGGCATCCTAAATTGGTTGTACCCCAATGACTTTCGGCATTATTGGCCGTGGGTTGATCGGCACTTCAATGTATACGTTGACCCGTTGAGCAATCAGCGAATCGTTGGTGAAGTCAAAGACATGGACAAGCTGCAAAATGAGTTGCGGCACATCATGATTCGACGCACCAAGCAAGAGGTTGCAAAGGAACTGCCGCGAAAGCGTTACGGTGGAACACCTTTGAAACTTGCCACCGGAAAGCCTGGGCCGATTGCTGTTTGGTTGGATATGGAAGGCCAACAGAAGAAAGCCTACGAATCGATGGTTCAATCAGCGATGGCCGAACTTGAAGGCGGCACGTTGATGGCGAACGGTGTTCTGGCAGAAATGATTCGGTTGAAGCAATTCGCCAACAGCTACGGATTCATCGGTGGCACAGACGAATTCTTTCCGACCTTCCCATCCAACAAATTTGATTGGATCGTGGATTTTCTGGCCGAACGTGGCATCGACGGTAACGGACCTGGCGAGTCGAAAGTCATTATCGCAAGCCAGTTTACGAAGCACGTCAACCTGTTCTCTGATCGATTGAGAGAGCAACACAAAATTCCGACGTTCACACTGACCGGCGCAACCAAAAGCGACGAAAGGATAAGGCTCCAAAGGGATTTCCAGCGAAACCAACTAGACGACGGTTCACCGGCACCGGACGTTTTCTTTCTAAATACGATGGCCGGTGGTGTCTCGCTTACGCTTGACGCTGCGGATGATGTTGTCCTGATTGACAGTACGTTCAATCATGACGATCAGGAACAGGTAGAGAATCGTGCTCATCGATTGAGCCGACTGGATCACAACGTGACGATCTGGAACTTGGCCTCTACCAACAGCATTGACGAATCCATTGCACGTCACACGTTCCAAATGGATACGTCGATCAAACAAATCCTTGATGGCGAGCGCGGGGTCGATTTCGCCCGAATGCTGTTGAGTGATGCAATGTGATAGAGGGATTCATTTATGGGTTCTGTTGTGGCGCAAGCCTTTTTAGCCTACTTGGTTGGCGTGTCCATCGGCGTATGTGCGCTCGTATCGACCGTCACCGTGAGCAGGAGATTGAAGCGCGTCGTCTCGAAATTCAAAGGGACGCATACGATTACGGAGTGACTGACGAATCCCCGCCTGGTGCGGGACCGGAGGCCGACGAATCTAGTTTGTTTGCAACTCATCCCGGCACGATGTACCTAGACCACATGGCCGAGAGAATTGCCAAAAATCTGCCCGAACACGTTGACTCTCACCAGTTTTCGACTACACTGGACAACGTCACAGGGTCGCAAGGCCAGACATCAGAAATCGACGGAAGGTAGTTCATGAGTACCGATGTGGCAGAAGCCAATTCGACTGAAACCGAAGCCCCCAAGTCCACGAAGAAGCGTGGCGGCCAGCGCGGCGAGCGTCCGTGGCGTCCGAAGCCGACCGCACGCGAGCGCGTGATGACTCAGAGCCTCGCGGATTATGTGCGGGAGGAAACGGGCAAGGAGGTTTCGCCGGAAACCGTTCGCGCCATTCGTTTTTGCCTGCCGAAGTGGTCGAATGCGGATTCCACGAAGAAGCTCCGCGACAACATGGACAAGAAGCTTGAGAAGGCCAAGCTTCAAGACAAGCGCGAGAAGGCACTTGCCATGCTGCGTGAGGCTGAGTCCGAGCTTGGAAAGTTCGACGGTGACGCCGATCTGGACGACGACGACGAAGACGAGGACGACGACGAGGACGCCGAAAACGTTGACTACGACGACGATTCGGACGATTCCGACGACGACGAAGACATCTTCGGCGACGACAAGGTGAGCGCGGACTTCTCGTAAACCTGCCCACCAGTGGGTAAGTGCGACAACTGAATAAGACGACCCCTCAGGCCCGGTGGCCATCCTCTCCTGGGTCTGAGGGTTCAAAAAGGTTGCAGGGCAATCGATCTCACTACCGCGATGCTAACCCCATCGTTGAGGCTACGGCAATGTAGTGATGTCCTGCAATCTCTTTGAATGAACGGGTCGAAATAGCAGGGTCGATGAAGAAACAGGTGGTATAGGTGAATGCTGTTCCGTTGCTTCGGAATTCAGAACGCACGGACTTTCGGCGGTGCCCGCAACGGTGGCACTGGCGTTGGAATGAATATCTAGTTCCAATCGAATTGAACCACGGCCCATTGGTTTTCGGAACCTTTGGGCATTTGGCGCTGGCCGAGTGGTATAAGCCTGGGACCAAGCGCGGGCCGCATCCTGCCGAGACGTGGGATCGAATCACCGAAGATTTCATGGATCAAATTCGTGTTCCCACAACGGGTTACATCGATGAAGATACCGAAATGTCTTGGGAGGACGCACGTTCCCTGGGCCACGATCTTCTCGTCAACTACGTGGATTACTATGGGACAGACGATCATTGGGAAGTTCTGTGGGTTGAGCGTCCTGGTGACGAATTGATTCGACACCCCTATGACAAGTCGAAAGCCATTGTGCGCTATGCGTTTACGATGGATTTGATTGTTCGCGATCATGCGGCCAACGGTCGGATTCGCTACGTCGATCACAAGTTCATGAAAGCCATTGAGAAGCGCCATCTTTGGATCGATTCTCAGAACGGCGGCTACCTGGCAATCGGGACTCACCAGCTACGTAAAGATGGAGTGATCGGCCCGAAAGAGGCAGTCCGCGATCTGGTCTACAATTTCGTGCGGAAAGCGCGCTACCCCGACAAAGAGCGAAATCACTTGGGGGAGTGGCTAAATAAGGATGGTACGCCGAGCAAGCGCCAGCCGCCGCCATTCTTTGACCGAGTGCCAATCACGAAGACCGCGAAAGAGCGCAATCAGCAAATCGTTCATATCGGAAATGAAGCCTTGCACATGAAGGCTTTTCGCGATGGCCGACTTCCGTTGCATAAGAATCCCTCTCGCGACTGTGCTTGGGATTGCTCGTTTTTCACGCTCTGTGGCATTCATGAGTCAGGCGGGGATGTCGAAGGTACGAAGAAAGTTCTGTTTAGAACAGAAGACCCGTACCAGGAATACAAGGATCATTCCAAGTCAACCAAGACTCTTGAAAGGCGACTCAACGAATGACCGATATTCCATTGCCAGACAACATCGTTGATCTGGAATCGATCACCGCTCACCCGAACATTCTTCTGTTCTCAAAACCCAAGGCGGGCAAGACAACTTGGGCATGTTCAGACGACGACGTTCTACTCATCAACTGCGAGGTTGAGGGTGAAATCAGCGCGGCCAACTCTGACATCGTTGGAAAGCACGTAAAGCAATGGCGCGTAAGGAAATACGAGGACTTTCAGGCCGCGAAGGATTGGCTGATCGAAACAGAACGTAAGTACGGCAAAATCCCGTTCAAATGGGTTGTCGTGGATACTATTACGACTCTGCAAGATCGACAGCTCATGCGCTACATCTTGGATAAGATGTTGGCTAAGAAGCCATCCCGAAACAAGTACATTCCCGATCAGCCCGAATACCTTGAGAACCAACTAACTTTGGTGCAGGACATCAAAGAACTGTGCGACCTCCCGGTGAACGTGATTCTGACCGCTCACACGATGATGCACGAAGACCCCGACGGCAATTCATTTTACTTCCCCAAGATTCAGGGGAAGAAATTTGAAGTGGCACAAGCGATTATCGCGATGATGACCAGCTACGGGTACATGTACGTCAAGGACCGGATGACGACGAAAGATGGGAAGAAAGTTCCGGTCATTCAGGGCGGTCGAAAGATCAAGGACCGCTACATCATGTGGGAAGATTCGGGTCATATGCAGGGAGGCGATAGAACCGGAGTTTTGGGTCAATACACGAAAAACCTTACGCTCAAAGAACTTTCAGAGCGATTGCAGAAGAAAGCCGAAGAAGTGGCACAAGCCAAAGCGGCAGAACAGAAAGGGTAGGAAAAGATGCCAGTCATCAAGCCTAAGAACGACCTTCGGAATGAGGAATCCGGTGTTTATTCCGGCCCGCTTCCGAAGGCTGGCCCGTACAAGGGTGTCGTTAATGGCATGTGGTACAACACAATCAAGAAGGGCGATAACGCCGGGGAGGATCAGTACACGGTTTCGGTGAAGATCACCGAAGGCCAGTACAAGGGATTCACCACCCTGCACAATCTGCCCCAATTGAAGCAAAACGGTTGGAGCACAAACCAATTCCTTGACGCCATGACCGATGGCTCCGAGAAGCAGCGCAAGTTGCTGCGGGATTGGTTCTACGACAACGGTTGCGACGTTGCGCCCGACGATGAGGCCAACAAGATCGGTGTTCCGGTGCGGAAGATTCTTTCGCCCAAGGGTCCAAAGGCCAAGGGGTTCACGCCCGTTGGTAAGGAAATCGGGTTCATTCTCAAAAAGGACAACTACGGCGATCAGGAACGCATGATCGTTGACCGGTTCGTTCTGAACGTGAATGATCCTGAGCCGGAACAGGAATCGGACGACGACAATCTCGGTGCGCCTGAGGACGATTCCACCCCTGATGATTCCACGCCGGATACCGATGCGGCAGAGGATGATTCGACCGAAGACGTTGACACCGAGGATTCGCCGCCGAGTGAAGACGGTGACGGTGACGACGACGACGATCCCTGGTCGTAAAACCAAGGGGCACAATTAAATAGGGCCGCTACTGGAATGGGGCAGGCTTTCGGGTCTGCCCCTTTTCCAGACCTTTGAGTGTGAGAGAATGTGAGGAAACCTCATGCCGCACATACAGATTGAAGTCAACTATCCGGTTGACCTGAAACACTATCCAGGGATCGAAAGTGCAACAGAGGCAATGCTTTTCGATTGCCGACAGATCGAATCGGGAGACGGAGACATCGGTCTTCTAATCGAAAACGATCTGAAAATCGTTGGCGTAGTTGATGATGAGGGAAACCTACATGAGCTCTGAAATCACAATTACGTTGCCGCTCAGCGTTTTTGGTGATGCTTCCGTTGATGAGGTAATCAAGGGAATCAAAGAACGCGAGTCGGCCATGCGAGTGGTAAACGAACTCAAGGGTGCCGTTGAGCGCCAACGAACCGCGATGAGCAATTTGATTCAATCGCTGAATCAGATCATCGAATCAGACCTGGAACCGTTCAGCAAGTTCCAGCAACTCCGTCAATTGCAAACGGAGGCAAACAATTTCATGAGAGGGTCGATATGACAGAGACAGGGCAGCGAATGTATTTCGGTGACGCGAACCGGATTTCGATTCCGACGCCGGAAAACCAAGTGCCGCAACCGAATCACGATCCGTTCCACGGTTGGGTTACGATGGATGGCCGGTTCACCGAGCAAGCCTCTTTCGTAATCGAATGGGCACTAAAGGTTTTGGCGAAGGGTTGCTTCGTCAACTCCAAAGCTCACGGTTGGTACGAGCCGTACATGCAACAGGCCACCGTGGACGGCGACACCGTAAATGTGTTGGGGCAGCGTAACTTTGGTGAAGTGATGGCCCTTATCACTTCCGAGGTTTCCGAAGCCTTTGAGGAATTCCGCAACGGCGATGACCAGACGCGGATTTACTACAAGGCCAAGCGTCCCGATGGCTCTGAGTGGAAATGGGAAGGGCCGCAACAACTTACGGATAATGAAACCGGTGAGCAGACTTTGGGCAAACCCGAAGGAATCGCCGCCGAGTTGGCCGACGTTCTGATCCGCGTTTTGGATTACGTTGGGGCATACGGGATTCCGATTTCGGATGCGGTTTTGCAGAAACATCACTACAATCAGACACGTCCCTATCGACACGGAGGTAAGTTGGCATGAAGGTATTTGGAATCAGCGGAGCAGAGGCCGAGGGAATTCTCGCCAATGGCGGTTCAATGGAGGACGTGATCGCAGCGGCAATTCGCGGCGGGGAAGTCACCGGAGAAGAAGCCGAAAAGGTAACGGAGGCAATCGGTTACAGCAAAAAGTCCAAGGGGTCGAAGTCGGCTGTTGAGGCCGAAAAGGCGATGATTATTGAATTGCTCGTCGTGGCATTCAAGCACGCCTATGTTCGGACCACGAAAGTCTTTGGCATTCAAGGCAATCCGGACATCGTTCGCGGAATGTTGGCTCATTCGCTGGCGTCGGATGAAGGTCTGCCGGATGACAAGCTCAAGCCGATGTACGACGAATTGCTGCCGAAGGTGTTTGAAGCCCTTGGTATGCAGTTCAATCCGTACAGCGACATCGGTCTGAACACTCACTGATGCCCAAAAGTGATGTGGCCCTGTCCATCGCGGACAGGACACCGGGCCATCCTGAAATGAAACTGCAAGTGGCCGAAGACAATTGGACCTTGCAGTGTGGTGGAGAGTCAATGACCCTTCCGAGCGCGACAGCCGCAATGGCAGCAAAAACCTTGCTGGACAAAGGACTTCGCGCCGTATCAGAAATGAGTATGTAAGATGCCCAATCGACCCATGAGATTCGTTAGCCTGCACAGTCATTCAACGTTCTCTAGCGGTGACGGCTATGAACTGCCCAAGGTTCATGTGACCCGAATCGTTGAGCTTGGAATGAAAGCCCTTGCGCTAAGCGAACACGGCAACGTTTCCTCATGGGTCGATTTGGAGCAAGCTGCCGAAAAGGCAGGCGTGCAACCAATTTTCGCAATCGAAATATACTTTGGCCGTCCGAAGGTTCGCGCCAAGACCCACATGGTTTTAATCGCCATGAATGAGGTTGGCTTGCAGAATATCAACCGGATCGTCACCCGTTCGTGGCAGCAATTCTATTACAGCCCAACGGTTTACTGGAAAGACTTGGTGGAGTTCAATGAGGGGATTATCGCGCTCTCGGGTTGCGCCGACTCCGCACTCAGTTGTGAGTTGTTGGGTGGAAAGTGGTTCGGCCCAAAGACATTGGAACCCGAAGACGGAGCGTATGAACGTGCCGTTAGGGGAGTTCGACGGTTCCAGCAGGTATTTGGTGACCGATACTATTTGGAAGTTCAGCGATTTCCTGGCCTTGAGCGTACTTGTGCTCTTAACCCGCTACTTGCCCAAATATCAAGAGACACAGGCGTTCCCCTTGTTGCTACGGCAGATGTCCATTATCCCTACCCTCACCAAAACGAGATTCAGCGGATTCTTCATGCGGCAGATCGCGGAAAAGATGTCGAAACTACTGACGCCTCATGGGAATACGACATTCTCCTGACCTACCCTTTATCCGACCGCGAAATCCTGAATGACCTTGTGGGAACGGGACTTTCGCTGGACGAGGCCAAAGAATCGGTTTTGAATACCGAACGAATTACCGACCGCTGCAAGGGAGTTCGACTGCCAAAGGCTCCCCCGCCGAGGTTCAAGCCGGATGAGCACCATGATTTCGTAGGTGACCCGAAAAAGCTTCTGTCCGAATGGATTACGCTTGGCTGGAACTACCGCTTGAAGCACAACAAACACATGCGGGAAAACAAGGCCGCGTACAAAGAGAGGATGAAGCATGAGTATGAAACGATTTGTGCGAGAGAGGGTTTCGCTGATTACTTTCTCATTGTCTCTGATCTTATCACTTGGGCAAAATCGCAAGGAATCGCTGTTGGCCCGGGGCGGGGAAGTGCCGCCGGTAGTTTGGTGTGCTATTTGCTCCAAATTACTGAAATCGACTCAATGCAATTCCCTATGCTCTTTGAACGCTTTCTTGATCCAACACGCACGGACCCACCAGACATCGACATCGACTTTGAAGACGAACGTAGGGATGAGGTATTCCAGTATGCCGCAAGGGTTTACGGCTCCGATTACGTAGCGAACATTCTGAACTTCACACGCTACAAAGGCAATTCGGCCCTAGACGATATCGGCAAGGTCTACCATCTTCCGAAGTGGAAAATCGATGCCGTCAAGTCAAAGTTGTTGGAGCGTCCCGAAGGTCACCCTCGTTTCGATAAGTCAATCGAAGATACGTACAACACGTTTCCCGAGATTCGGCAGTTGGTCGAAGACACGCCCGAATTGGCTTTTGCCCCAAGGCTTGAGGGAAACCTACAGGGATTCAACGTTCACGCGGCAGGCATGGCAATCGGTTCTGTCCCAACAAATTTCGTGTCGGCAACCTACGAACGTGAAATCAATGGCGTTATCCGACAAGGCATTGCGTATGACAAACGCGGCGCGGCCTATCTCGGTATGCTCAAGTTCGATATTCTGTCGCTAATCACGATGGGAGAGATTGCCGGTATCTGCAAGATGGCCGGAATGAAGTTGGAGGATTTGTACCGAGTTCCCTTGGACGACAACGAAACTCTGCAAGCGTTCCGCGATGGCGACATCATGGGCATTTTCCAATTCGAGGGTGTGACCACGCGGCGCATTCTAAAGGCAGTGCAGCCAACACGATTCATGCACCTAGCCGACGTGAACGCTCTGGCCCGACCAGGCGCAGACGACAAGGGTTACATTCGGAACAAAAACAGCGGTGAGCTACCGGATTTCGCGCATCCAATCATCAAGCAGCACACCACCGTTTGGCCGAACACCTACGGCGTTATCACATACGAAGAACAAATCCTAATGATACTAAGGGATTTGGGAGGGTTCGCACCGGCTGAGCTTAACCGGATGCGAAAGATCATTCACGACAAGTTGGGATCGACGGCGTTCAATGAGTATTTTCAACGATTTCTCAAAGGCTGTGCTGCGCAAGGACTTTCAGAAGATACAGCACGCGAAGTATGGGACGGCATGGTTAGTGCGTCTGGATACGCCTTCAACATCGCCCATTCTGTCAGCTACGCTCATATTGGGTACTGGCAACAGTTCCTTAAAATCCACCATCCAGCTGAGTTTTACGCTAAGAAACTTACGAAATGCCCTACTAGTCCAGAGGGCGTTATTCGTAGAGGCAAATTCATCCAAGAGGCCGGTCGTCACGGCATTGATGTTGAACCCCCGAGACTTCTTGAGTCAGGCCATGATTGGACGCTCATTCCCGAAAAGAAACTGATCGTTGCTGGAATGGCATCGGTTCATGGCATCGGCCCGAAAACCGTTGATAAGATTATCGATTGGCGAAACGAGAACGCCGACCGTGATCTGAAATGGGATGACCTACTTGAGATTTCGGGCATCGGTGTCAAAAAGATCGCGATGATTACCAATTTCGTGTACGCCGACGATCCCTTTGGCGTGCAACGTGTTCCGCGAGTGTTGAACCGAATTCGCAATCAGATCAAGCGCGGTGAGTTCTCGGGAGTGCCTGAGCCAGACACGATTTCGATTGACATTGACCCGACCTCAGAGGAACAGGTCTGCTACATCGGAATTGTACGCCAAAGGAAATACTACGATGCTGTTGAACAACTTCAAAAGAAGTCGAAGGAGGATTTAAGTTACGAAGATGCCCTAGCACAAATCGATGACCCGCATTTGCTCACCTATGTTGCTTTGGACGTTGAAGACGAGTATGGTGAGATAGTGCGAGTTTGGCTGTGGCGCAACAAGTTTCAGCCGTTCGCGAATGCAGTCGATAAGATCAAGCTCAACCGAGACGTGGTGATCGCCAGAGGCAGGCCGAGTGAATTCGGTGGAATCTCCATCAGCGCAAATCAATTCGTAGTCATCAACCCCGAAAGCGAATGAAATGGGAAAGAAGAAGCGGAAACCTCAAGGGCAGCAAGGCAATCCGAAGCCGGGTCCATTTGAGAGCATGAAACAGCAAGAGGCCGTTGAGCGTTTGAGCCGACTGCTGCGATTCGCCAGCGCGCCACCTGAGCCGATCTTGGCTATGCTCACACGTCTCGGAATCCCTTATCACACAGGAGAATTGAATCAGGAACTCGACGGCGACCCGATTGGTCAGAAGTATCTCGTCATCAAGGCCGAAGACCTGGAGGCGGGGGAAAAGAAGAACCAGGCCCAAGGTTCAGTTCTCGCAAGGCTTTACGGGCCGCAGACTCAGAATCCGCAGCAAGTGGTGATCGGTCGCGATACGAGCCACATGCCCACCAGTGGGCGGGTTGGAGAGCCAACCGAGCACGTCGTCATGGACGAGGCGAAAAGGATTGCGCCAGAAGACAATCCAGAAGATGAATACCTGAGAGGAATTCAAGGCTAATGCAGGACTACCGGTGCTCTAGCTGCAACCGTCACATCGGCGCGATGTTCGATGAGAAAGGCCAGCCCGAGCTATTCAAATGCCCTCACAGTGGCCGGATTTCGCACTGTGTGCCGGATCGCCGTCAAGGCCGAAAGACTCCGCCGTTGCCGAATTGGCTTAAGCCAGAAGATGTTTCGGAACGTGCGAAGAAACGGCGCTCTGCATCCGCAGACGTCTGAATCACTAAGTAAGGGAAGGGAATTCCGTGTTCAGTACCATTCTCATGGTTATCCTGATTCTAGTAATCGTGGGTAGCCTGCTGTTCGGACTTGGAAAGGGTGAGCCTGCCGCACTTTTGGTGGCCGGTGTTGCGGTCATCATTTTCATTATCACGGCGGCGCTTGCTTGCACATCGATTGTCGGCACGCGACAGGTCGGAATCGTGACCAAGTGGAACAAGCCGACTGGTGAAACATTCGATAGCGGACTGCATTTCGTGCTGCCTTGGACCGACGTTCACGAAATGGACGCGGCCATTCAGAACGATGTCTTCAACGGAGACAAGCGAATTCAGGTTCGTTTGGGCAACAACTCAACTGCGTTGGCAGACGTGAACATTCGTTGGGAAATCAAGCAAGACCAGGCCGACGAATTGTTCCAGCAGTACAAGACATTCGACAACGTGAAGTCGAATCTCATTGAGCGCAACCTTCGTACCGCGCTAAATGAGGCGTTCATGAAGTTCGATCCGCTGGCCGGTGAGCCGGAAAAGGGTGCGCCGCCCAACGCCACGCTTTCGTCTGTCACCGCTGACACTCTTGCGCTGATGAAGCAAAAGAGCGGGAATCAGGTTAACATTCTTGACCTTTCGATCCCGGTCATCGATTACGACGACAACACCGAACAGCGAATCAACGCGATCAATGCGGCCCGAGCACAAACGACCCAAGCGGAGCAGGATGCGAAGACTGCAACCCAAAGGCGTTTGGCCGCAGAGGAATTGAGCAAGCAGCCGGTTCCTGATCTGAAAATCGCCATCGCGGCGTGCGTGAACAAGATGGCCGAATCGGGTCAGAATCTCAATTGCTTCCCGATTGGCTCGAATGTCCTTCCGACACTTGCGGTTCCGAATCCCGCAGGCTAAGTAGGGTCGAAGTGGGGCGCGCATACTCATCACGCGCACTTAGACTTAGGAGACGAAATGCCAAGCGGCGCAACGGAAATGAAGAAAATCATGCGGCATTCAAAGCCTGTGCCGCAGACCGGACGAACCCTCATCAATCGCATTGAGGCGCAGATGGATAAGCGCCGGAAAGCTATGGAAAACCATTATGTCGCAACCGGACAGCAGGATACAATCAATCGCGGCCGTTACGAGGGACTTGCCGCAGCACTTGCCATTCTTAGGTCAAGTTCAGTTGCCGTGGAATACGAGCGATCAAACGAACGGCTTGGAATCGATTAAGGCCAAAGTCTATTGGGACAAAGACGGCGGCATAGATGAAGACGGCATTTGGGTTTGTGAAGTTCCGACCCAAATCACCGCGAGTTCTGTTGGCTGGCAACGAACTAAGTACGCCAGACGAACCACGGTACGATGGGATGAGGCCATCGATCTTTACATTCGATGGTTCGACCATGTAATCGTAAATGGAAACTTTGAAGCCACGTTCCGTGATGGCGTCTTTCTAGTGGAGTGCTGATGAGTTACCTTGGGCCGAAACCACATTCGCTGGCTGGCGGTAAAGAGCTACGCGAATCAACGATGCCGGGACCGTGCCTGCCGTTGATCGCTCTTGATCCTGGCGGCATGACGGGCTGGTCGCTAATTGTGTTGCCTGCCAACATCTTTGACCAGAAGCTCCCGCTTGACCAATTACTCCAAAGGAAATCGTTGTGGGTTCACGGTCAGACCGAATGCTACGACGTGAATCACGGCGCGCATATTCTGCGCAAGTACCTGATTGACCAATGGCCTACTGCCGCACTGGTTTTCGAGACGTTTTTCCTACGCGGGAATACGAAGTCTGTTGACCTCACGCCGGTAGAACTGAATGCCATTCTTGGACACCATCTTTGGATCAAAAAGCGTGACCGCCATTGGCAACAGCCAGCGATGGCGAAGCGGTTAGACAATGACCGATTGAAGCTCATGAACGTCTATACGTCGGAGGGAGGAATGCAGCACGCAAGAGACGCAGATCGTCACGCGCTCATGATGATTCGGCGTTGCATGGAGGGCAAGGGAATGAAAGAGAGGTTATGGCCGCATGTTTACCAAACAGGTTAAGCTACACGGTGGGCCGAAGGATGGCGAAGTTTATCCCTACGGTGATCCATTGCCGAAAGTCCTTGTGATAGCGGAGGTTTCGGAACGAAAAGGTCCGGTCTACCACGATTACATGCAGGTCGGTGAAACCGAGGACTACAATTGGATTGGTAAAACAAAGGCGAAATGAGATACGCCGTCAATCAAGGCCCGCGATCAGAGGCCGTTCGTGTTGGAATGGAAGTTGCCCTAAAGCAATTCGTGGTCGATTACGCTGCGGACATGGGCATGAGCGAATCAGCGGCAGCGCGTCGGATGATTCTAATTGGAGCACGATGCGAAGCTGAGCACGGAAATGCCCGAATGCCAGCATCTTTCGCGCAGTTGTTCTATGATAGTGAAACGGCGGCCAGGGAGGTAGACGAGGCAGTCAAGCAGTACGAGCAAGACGGCAAAGACGACGAATTCGATTGGGAAGGAGGCGAATCCGATGGCGATTCGCGTACAGTGTGACAATTGCGAGAAGATTCTGCGAAACGAGCCGGATGACACCGGAGCAGAGCCAGAGGCCCATTACGTCCTCGCTTTGACAGCGAGCAAGGGAGACAAGACAATTCATCCGTTGCAGATGGATTTGTGCCCGCGATGCGCCAAGCGGTATTTCAAGGTTTTGAAAGACCCGGTGTAACATGTTGAGCACCTTGGCATCTAGCCTGATTTCGCTATTCAGCGGCGGGGGAATGGCTTGGGCGTACCGAGATATGGTGTGGCGCAAGAAGATTGCGAACTCATGTCCTCATCACTATAACGAGTGGGAAGACGTTGAGCTACACAATCATTGGGCATGGGAGAAGTCGAAGAAAGTTTCAAAGACTGTGCCCGCCATGCGAAGAACGTGCGATTTCTGCGGTGATGTCCAAGTGAAAGTGCTTGAATCATGAGCGTTTTGGAAGGGCCAACTTTCAAGGCCAAGTACGGCGGCGTGTGCAATCAGTGCGGATTCTCCTACGAGAAAGGCGAAGCCGTCCACTACGTGAAAGACCGTGTGGCACATGAACATTGCCATGCCAATACGCAGTTCGACAACTACCCCGCCGTAGATGATGAAGACCGCCGAATTCATCGCTCTGTGGCGAACTCAGAGGGGTATGTCGCACGCGGTATCCGAAAGCCCAAGCTGTGCAAGGAATGTCACATCGAACACGCAGGAGAATGCTGGTGAGTAAACACTTCACGTTCGTACCCGATTGGTCCTTACCATCTTTCGACCTCGTAAAGACGTGGGTCAAATTCAAGTGGGAATGGGCCGTCTTCTATGAGGAATGGACACGAACCGCAGGGCACTATCGTCAGAAGAAGATTGTTTGCGAATCCCGAAGGGAGGCAAGGATTTTCAGGGACAACCTGAATGTCCGCGTCAAGTACGGAGACAAGATTCGCAACGTCGTGATGAAACGTCGTCTGATTCAAGTGAATTGGGATGAGTACCACGACTCATTCAGCTACAACGCGAAGGGTAATGGCAATGGCCGATAAGCCTGTGGCACTTGATCGTAACGTTCTGATTCAGTTTTTGGACTGGTACGATCCTGAAGCCTCTCACCGCGATATCGGCCTTGCCGGGGTTGTCGATTCATTCTTGGCAGAGAAGACCAGTGGCCGATCCGGCGAGCGTCTAGACGACAAGACTTTTCTGGAATACACAGACAAGGTCGCAAAATCGTTGGCGCACAACGCCGCTCATTCATTCGCTGTCCCAATCTATGAGTTGAATCTTCTACTCATCGAATGCGACAAGAGATTGAAAGAGGCCGAGGATGGCCGCTGAATGCATTTGCGCCATACCGGATTCGTTCAATGTTCGGATGAGCGACCTTCGCAATCCACGGTGCCCGGTTCATGGCGTGCCAATTGTGGAGGGCGACAAGGCAACTCACGATGAGTTGAAGAATCTGCTTCGTGAGCAAATGCAGGAAATCCAACTTACCCCAGGAATGTACGTGTTCGCTATTTCAAACGCGGACATTGACACCTGTGCTCGAAATCTGTTGGCACGCTACGACATTCGGAGAAAGCGATGAGTGCTGATTCTCACGCACCGTGCCCAAAGTGCAACGCGCCGTTGGTAATTGACCAAACCAATCCTGAGCAGTATGACCTGCCCACGCCGGTGCGTGAAAATTACGAATTCTACATCAAGGATAATCGGGTGGTCGCTGATTATCGTGCCGACTGTTGGGACTGCGGTTGGCATTTCGAGTTCAAACATGAGGAGCCAATACCATGAGCACGTACCTGTACCTTGAATGCGCCGACCACGATCCTCCGATCAAATCCAATGGTGAAGTGGGACAGCATCTTTCAGACGTTCCGCACATTCAAGAGAACCTGAACAATCGGGAAATCTTCATCGCCAACCGAGAGCGTGACCTGATCGCTGAGTACCGCGATTTCTTCACAACGAACACGGCGTACTTTTTGTGCGCTCATCCCAAGTGCCGCATCGTAATTCGTGATGAGTACGGAGAAGAACATGGCGGAATTGCTGCCATTCCAAGTTGAAACAATCTGCGGCTGTGTGTGTTACGACTGCCGACACGGCCAGTGTTGCGAGGGGATCTATTGCCGTGATGCCGAATGATCTTCCCTTTCGACCGTGGTGGTGGAAACCCACATACAACGGAAAGCACAGGGGCACATACGAATTCAGACAGGGTGGCGAATCCTACGCCAAAGTCATTCCGTTCGGAATCCGATCAATCATGATAAGGCCATACGTCGATGCGATTGCTGAAACTCACCCCAGTTACCAACCGCCCCAATGGGTTAATACCCTACGTCTCAGCCGATTGCATCGTTGGCTGCGAAGTAGACGAAATCGCCGGGGAGACAAGGGTTCACACGTCGAACAAATACCTGATGCTCAGGTGCTCAGATTCACCGGAAGCGATTGAGCGGCTTGCCAATTCGGACGCTGAACGTGAGCCGAACTTTCACATGCTGGTGGAATTCGCACGTTGGTTCAGTGAGCACAAAGTTGAGACTTTGGGCCGAAGCTACGGAAATATCGTGGATCGATTCATCACTGAACGTCGGTCGAACATCTAGTGTTTGCTGGAACCGCTCACCCCAACATCTAGTGTCCTTGTCTACCAGGGCATTTGGGTGTAGGGTGGGTGGTTCCGGCCCGACGTAATCCTTTGCGCCAGTTAGGAATTCGATGGCTTTGAATCAGCCGCGTTCAATCAACTCCACTAGGCCGTTTCATGCGACGGCACGCGAATATGTTCAAAAGGGTTGGGGCGTACTGCCTTTGCCCGAACGCAGGAAAGAATACCCTCCCGTAGGCTTCACCGGTCGTGCCGGTCGATTTGCGACAGAGGATGATCTAAATGAGTGGCTTAACCCCAATGGCGCATATGTCAAGGGCAACATCGCTATTCGAGTCGGAAATGTCATCGACCTCAAAGGCGTTCGTCATGAAGTCATTGGGATTGATGTCGACGCACATAGCGGAAAGCGCGGCGCTCGCGATTTGGCGCGTCTTGAAAAGAAGTGCGGAAAGCTCCCCGCCACATGGACTTCCAGTTCTCGCACTGATGGAGTATCTGGAATCCGATTTTACCTCGTTCCCTACGGCTTTGGATTTAGAGGCCAAGCGTCAGACTGCATCGATATTGTTCAGCGCGTTCATCGATATGCCGTTGTTTACCCCTCTTGGCATCCCGAAACCAAAGCCCAATACTTTTGGTATCCTCCTGGGGAATCCCCTGACGGCCAAGGATTTTCGACAGACATTCCTAAGGCAGCTACACTTCCGCTGCTTCCCGATGCATGGATCGATGAACTTACCGCTAACCGGCAACAGGATACAGATGGTCAGTACGGCATAGACCTGGATTCAACACCGGATGAGCTAAAGGCTTGGCGCGCAAAGGTTTTCAATCCCGATATCCCCGATGAGGTCGGGGGAATGTGCCCGCTCATGCGGAAGGCAGTTGAACGCCACATCGAAAAGATTGAGTCGTCACCGAGCAATCACGACAAAATCACTCGCGCTCACCATTCGCTGTTAAACCTTGCAGCAGAAGGACATTCGGGAATCTCTAACGCGATTCAAGAGGTCGAAGCGGTTTGGCTCAAGGATATCAAGGCGAAAGCCAAACGGCCCGAACACATGGTGAAGCGTGAAATCACGCGCAGCTATTGGGGCGCACTGCGAAAGCTCAAGGCTAAGGCCGATGGTTTCAAAGAGCTTGGGCTGCAACTGTTTTCGGCTGAATGCTGTATTTTGGATAAGGACTGGCAGAAGCCACCGTCACCGGCGGGGAAAGATGACCGACACTGGATCGACACAATACCATTCGACAAGTCCGTTCCCCCAAGGGAATTCGATTGCAATGATGTCAGCCAGGCTCACCACTTTCATGATCGAGTGGGGGACAATGTTCGATACCTCAATGATTATAACGCTTGGCTCCTTTACGATGGGAACACTTGGCACATAGACGATTTCACGCTAGTTCGTGACCTATTCGATAGGTGCTGTGTTCGACCGTCTCGCGGTCAGGCATTCAAATTGCAGAAGAAACTAGCCGAGCATATGACGCAAGGCGGTTCAGATTCCGATAACATCGGTGCGCCGTTAAAGCGTGATGCCGCAAAGCTTTTCAAGGTTTCGGACACGTACCGCAATGACCCGAAAATCAAGGCCATGCTCAATTGCATGAAGTCGATCCCCGGTGTCGCGATGCGCTATTCCGAATTGAATTGGGACGCAACGATTCTCGCGATGCCCGATGGCAACTGCCTGAAATTGGATGAGCCGAAGTCAAAGCCTGACCCAAAAGCTAAGGGGTTCACTGTTGTTGAAAACGAAAAGCAGTTCTACACGACGATGGCGACGAAAGTTGAATACCGGCAAGACATTTCACGTCGAGAAATCCAACTCTGGTCTGACTATCTCGACCTTTTTCTGCCAGACGCAGATTACCGTCGCTTTGTTCAAAAAGCGTTGGGCTACATACTTATTGGTGGCAACCCCGAAAAGCTCGCGCTGTTTCTGGTGGGACAATCGAATACTGGTAAATCCACGATGCTTCAAGCGATTCAAGGTGTCCTAAATGACTATGGCGCAACGTTTCAGCCGTCTGCGGTTTTCAAAGACGCTGGAAGTGGTCTTAACCCGGAACTCGGGAACCTACTACATAAACGCGGTATCTTTTCGAGTGAGTCTGGGTCGCAGAGAATTTACGCTAATCCGCTTAAGAGGAATACGGGTGGAGACAAGATTTCTGTTACCCGTAAGTACGCCAACGACCAAATCGTCGGGATTCCTCAATTCACCCCTGTTGTTGCAACTAATCAACCACCAACGATCGATGATGCGGACGAGGCGCTAGTCAAACGAATCTTGGTGCTGCCCTTCACAACTCGCGTACCTGAGAATCAGAATGACAAACGAGCTGATGTCACTTTGGCCCGAGACGCTAAGCACGCGATTTTCAATTGGCTGGTGCATGGGTACAAAAGGTATGTGCGCGAAGGACTTTCGCACGATACATGGCATCCGTGGTCGATTGCTGCCACACTCGAATTCGCTAGCGAACTAAGCGATGTTGCTACATTCCTGAGCGAAACCTGTACTGCCGCAGACGATTCGCTCAAGCAATTCCTGACGAGTGATGTTGTCACGCCGGAACATGAAGCGGCAGTTAAGGAGTGGTCGAAGGTTTCGGTCAATGGTCTCTATATGGCGTATCAACGCGAATGTGCTGAATCTGGTCAAACACCAATGGCGACAAGACTTTTCAGTAAGAAAGTCAGGCAGGTATTCGGCGTTACTACGATTCCTGTTCGTCGTGAGGGAAAGGTCGCGAAACACTACCTCGGAATCAAGTATCAAAATGAGGCATCGAACCAAATCACCACGTAGCCAAAGGGATTCAAATGCTCGGTTACAATGTTTTCCCAGGTCAGAGCATGTGTGTAACTGTAACCGAAATCTCTGAGGTAGCTAATAGTGTGAGAGAGGTTGTGAGGGAATGTGATAACCCCGTCTAGGTAGGGGTCGTGAATTTCGCTCGGTTACGGTTACAGACCGCCTCCTACCTGCGAGGATCGTGTAACCGAACTGCTGACCTGGGCTTTTGCAGAATCAACACCAAAATGAAAGGGAGACAATGGAATCCGATGAGAACGAGTCAGTTCGTAAAAAGATGTTCTGCATTCGATGCGGTGAGGAAATCCTAAGGCACGAACCATATTTCGCGATCCAAAAGGATATTCGTGCAGAGCGGTATTTCTTCCACGGTGACGAATTGCAGTGCGAGGCAATCCAATTGGCAAAGACCGCGACGTTCTGGCCTGCCAGTGGGAAGACCTGCCAGACATGGGAGCATTTCACTGACCTGCAAAAGAAAACGCTAATCGATTGGTGCCGAAAGGAATTGACGAAATGATGGGGCTACCGAACATCGACGTTCCGGCCATGATGCAGAAACTAGAGCGTGGAGTTGTCGCGCTGGAAAAGATTGCAGGCCAACAGAATTCCGGTGAATCAGTCACCGAAGCGCAATTGACCCGATGGTATCAGCGCACGATAGATGGTATATCGAAGAATGAGGCCCAAAGGCTAGCGCACGCAATGATTTTTGACTACGACGTGAAGGTGAAGTAATGATCGGTGGGCATGGGCATGTGGTTCCGCGACCGGACGGAATGAAGGCCCGATGTGGTGGACCGGGAATGTGTGCTGAATGTTCAAGAGAGCAAGCACAATTGAATGATCCAATCAACGTAGCAGAGGCCAAGCTTGAAATGTGGCGTCAAGGTGGAGGAATCACCTATATCGCCTCTGCGCTGGATGCCCTAATCAATGCCGTTAAAGCACAACGGGTTTCGGTAATCGGAACGAACGTAATCGGCACAGGCGGGGAAATCGTTAGCGCGATACCGGATGAGGTTGACGAGGGCACACTTTCAAGCGCATTATGGGATATAGCGCGGGAAGGCCATGCCGGGAATTTCAATCCGCAGTTTGTAGCGCGAGAGTTGTTGAAACGCTTCGTGATTCAAGAGAGGTAACAAATGACCGAAGGACCGATGGACCCGAACAATTACGGTTTTGATGGGCCGACTGAATTCTCTTGGGGCGCAGGGCTATTCCCTCCCGGTATTGCAGACAATGAAGGCCAGTCTCGCTATCAGGATGACTTCGGAGACAACATGATTCCGCAGACGAATCGAATCGGAGGTAGTGACGATGCATACGCTAGGGCCGTGGCAGACCGCAGGACTGATTCTACTGATCCTGATAGTGGCCGTGATTTTGAGACGCTTGGTAATCCTGATCGTTACGGCAAACAGCCTCCGCTTGTCCGAGATTCGCCGCAGCGCAACGTTTCTCAACGGGACGACCGAGTTGAGCGTAAACCCCTCGAAAGAGGATGGTGATAGTTCCAATTCAATTGCAACAGAAGACAATCCACCTAGTTCTACCGGAATCGTGCCAGGTGGTGTAAGCTGGACATCGGCACCACCTGTGCCAAATCCCAAGGCCCGCATGAGTATTCGGGTAGGAAAGAGAACTAAATGATTGAGTTCGTGTCCAACAACCCAGGAATTACCCTGGCCGCAATGTTGATGTTTTTCGCTCTCGCGTGGAATCTGGTGGATCGGATCGCAGAAGTCAGGCGAACCAAATGGCTATCCACCAATTGCTTGAAATGTGCTGAGCGGGAACAGAATCCACCAAACCTGTTGAATGATCCAGGTTTTGAGGCAGCCGACAAATTCGACAATGCAGTGTTCGACCTGCATACGTTCGTGAAGTTCCTTGATGAAAAGGGTTGTCTCCGTGAAGGATTCCGCTACGACAAGGTAGTGGAGGAATACATCGCATGATTACGTGGCGAATGTTGTTGGCCGTCATGGCATTTGCCGCTGTTGTATCAGTCGGAAGTATGTGGCTCGCACTAGAATTCGGACAGGGGTTTTGCAAATGAAACTCATCGGCATTTGGGTCTTCATCGTTGGAGTCCTTTTGACATTGACCGGTGTTTGGTCGATATTCGATTTCCTCGCAAGGGATTTGGACTTGCAGCTTGGAATCGGAGCGTTGATTCGTGTGGTCAACGGAACTACGTTCATCATGATTTCGATGGCGATTTACCGGGCGCATCAATACCTGGAACAGCCAACGAAGTTTGAATTCCCTTCTCTTTCAAAGCTTTTGAAGGGGAATGACGATGACAAGATATGACGCGAATTCGGTAGACTACGCCATCGCGCAAAGAGGCTTCAAAGATATTGGAGTCATTCAGACTAACGATCAAGTCGTTAGGTTGATTGAGGGTCGCAACTTTCAGGAAATCCCGGTCGAATACAAGTCACGTCCTTTTGAAGACGCAAATCCTTGGCCTCCCAAGATGTTTCGGTGCTCTCTGTGCCGCAAGGATTTCGATTCGATTGATTCACACTTGCGTCATGACCGATGCGAAGCGTCAACGTGCTTTTGCCGCAATTGTGGTGAGAGCGTTGATCTTTGGGATGGTGATTCAGAAGAAGATTTCTGCCTGCCGACGCTTCATGAGTGCAGCGATCAAGGGCGGCATTCGTATGAAACCCGTACTAGCGCAACGTATTACGTTCGGGTGACTGGATTCGGCAATCGTGGAAAGCACCATTACGACCCTACGCGCAAACAGTTCGTTTGGGTCGAAAGCCTAACTGACGCAGGCAAATTCAGGATGGTGTCGAATAAGACCAAGCCAATGATCGGTCGATTCAGCAACGGGATGCCAGCGTATGCCAATGAAGACGGCACGATTTCTAGCGGTCGAATCCCTTGCAGCAAAACCGATTTCACGTTCATTCCCAACGATGCGATTCCACCGGGCTACACGATTCCTGATGGAATGGTCGATGATCTGAAAGCCTATGTGGCAGAACGCTTTCCGAATGGACTGCCGAAAGTTGTGCAGGGCCGACGTTGGGGCAAGTCTCCCACGGGCGGGGAATTCGTATCAAAGCTTTTGGCTCGCTTCATGTTTCGGGGTAAAAAGCCGGAAGTTGATGAAGACGACCTAGATGATTGCCAATGTGATTGTGCGCCATGCCAATCCGGCAATCATTGCGAAGACATCCTGAAAGACTGCTACGAGGGAGAATATGACTATGATGAACACTTCTACCATTAAGCGTCAACCGACCGTAGCAGAGGTTCGGGAAGCGAAAGCTGTTCGGCGCGTAATGATTTGCGATGAACCCTACGCTGTAGGCCAACGTCGTTACGATACCGCGATTCGGATTCGTGATGTTGATGCGATGTCGGATGAAGCGATTCAAAAGGACATCGAACGAATTGAGCAGGCGCAGAACAAGATTGTCGAAGTGAAGTGCTTGAGCGTCAAGGGAATTCAGTGGGAGATTGATCGATGACGTATGCCTATCATTGGTCACCGGCATACAACCATGATTCAATCATCAAGCGCGGCTTGCTAGTTCCGAAGGATCACCCGCGTTTGACTACTCCGGTCACATGCTCGGAAGGCCATCGAAATCCTCACATTTCATTGGGTCGAACCCCTTTGCACGCTTGGGAATTGAGCGGTGGATTTCTCAAAGACTGCACTGAGAGGGATTTCGCGCTCAAGTGGGATTTGTGGCAGGTTGATATTGGGCCTACTCGTAAGTGGCGTGAAGACGACCATGAGTATGCGTCCACGAAAGATATTGCCCCGCAATGGGTTACGTACTTAGCGACTAGATCGATGTTGGAGCACGCATAAATGGGAATCGCAATTCTGGACGAAGGCCACAAATTCACCGCATCATTTCTCGCATCGCTTAACCCGCCGCGATGGGATATCGGGATTGACTTAGGTGATGGCACATACGATTTGATTGGGTTTTCGGTAGAGGAACCGAATCCTGAGGACATGCTAGTTCCTCGCGTAATCCATTTCGCCCCAGCGTTTTTGCATGAGTTCGATTCGTACCCGCGTGCAATCTGTGATCGGTTCCCGCAGTGGAAAGTCAGCCCGTATTTCGTAACCTACAAATCCGAACGCCTGCAACGACATTGGATTTGGAAACGGTCGAAGCAATTCAATGAGGCCGGGTTTGAACTCGCGACATGGCCGGATTAGAAAGGGAGACAATGACAGTGAAAGAGTACGCACGGTGGCATCGTCTCGCGAGCGAGAATCTGATGGATGCTGCAATTGCAATGGAAGATGAAGGCCAGGCGCATAAGGCTGCCGAACATATAAGGGCCGCAGAGGAATACGCGAAGCTTGCGTTCGATCACGTATCTGGCGAATTCACTCGCGCTCTGAATCAAGGCATCACCGGATCGATTGCGTTCCTCAAGATGATGGTCGAATCGGGCAGGCTTTCAAAAAGAGCCGATGATGTTGCGGCGCAAGACAACTGAGCAAAGCTGGCGTGAGGTCAGCAAATCGTTCATATGGTTGCGCGGCTATGTCGATGAGTGCGGAACGTTCTGCTCTGACGAACTTGATAAATTATCAAGCATCGCAGAGGAATTGGCGACCAAAGGACTAGTTGGAAATGGGCAGCAGGCCAAAGGGCAAGTGCCGCATAGTGATTCTGCGGAGACGCCGTGATTACCTAGAGCGCATGATTGCCGAAGACCCCGAGGGCGGTCTATCATGGGATAAGGCCGAAAAGTCTGCGCTTGATTGGGCAATCGAAACCCTTGAGAGCAACGGACTTTCGGACGATGACCGAATCGTTTGCCACTATTGCGGAAAGAAGTATCCACCAGACAAGTTGGATCGACACCGCGAGAGATGCGAGATGGAATATGAGCGCGCCGGTTAAATTCGTCGGAAACCCTACTGGCCCAATGAAATTCATCAAAGAACTGGGCCGTGAGGTTCCGACCTTTGTTGAAAAGCCAGGTGGGAAGACGAAAGCCCTTCGGCACCATGTACCTTTGGAGTGCCGAGGGGATTACCGGCCATCCGATTTGGCAAACTTTGATCCCGAATTCAATTACAGGACAGACCCTTTCGGAAGGGTTCTCTGCTATGCGTACACAAAAGCCGGTGAACGGTGCTCAAAGCGTGCGGTCAATCGTTACCCGCGCTGCGATATCCACGGTGGTCGAATTCACCCGCTGGACAAGATTGCTCCGAAATCCGGTGCAGATCAAGCGGTTTCACGGTATCAGCTCTTTAAGGCTGGGCAGATCGGTGTTGACGATCTGGACGACGAAGAACTCGCTACGTGTGGATTTCGCGCTTCGGATGGTCGAATCTATAAGCCTCGCAACGTTCCTCGTGAAATGGCCCAAGCATTCACGAAGGCCATCTATGAGCGTGCGCAAGAGCAATTACGTGCTCTAACAGTCGATGCCGTACAGACTTTGGGCGACATCATGAAGAATAAGTCGGTCGAACCCGATGTGCGCCTAAAGTCTGCCCTTTCAATTATCGAACGCAACCTTGGGAAAACGCCTCAGGCCGTTGTGCTTTCGACAGAGAAGCCATTTGAGGAAATTTTTGATGACATCGAACACGGAAGCCGTGAAGACTACCGACGATCCAAAGCCATTGAGTCAGAACGAATTATCGAAGCAGAAATCGTTCCCGACCCAGGACGAAATCGACCGGATTTTGCTGATGCAGATGAAAGCCGATCTGGAAGTGATGGAACAGATCGTGGAAGCGTTGGGGGAGAACAGGATTCGGTACAAGGTTCCGATGCGGGCCAATCTGACGCGGATGAATCAGCTGGTGGATTCGTTAACCCGCGTATGTACGAGCGAAACGAAGCCGTCCTAGCACAAGTGGTGGAGCGCAAGCCATTTGAATATGACTTGAGCGATCATTCCGAAGATGTCAAAAAGGCAACCCAAAAGCGGTATGTCGCAAGGGCATTGGGCGAAGACATCATCGAAGGAACCGGGCCATACGAAACAGAGGAAATCCCTCTGCCTGACGGTGGCCGCATAATTAAGAACGTCGATCCAGAACGCCCAAAACCCAAGAGCGACAAAGATTCTCGGGCAAAGAGTCGAAAGCGGTTCACGCTAGACGACTTCTGATAGCGAATTCGCGTGTGTCCCTTGGCAATCCAGCCTGGGCGGGGTACCCTAATGTCGAAGGGTGGTCGCCGCTGGCTGCATAGCCCTACCCCGCAGAAAGCCGAAAAGGCTTGTAAGAGAAAGGTTTACGAGCCAAATGGCTAAGAAGCGTTTCACTCCGGTCAAGCAAGTTGGTCCGAACACGTCCGATCCGATCAATGCTATTCCGCGTGATCGGGACAATACCGACGATTTGCTCGCCGCCGAACAAGCTGTGCACACACGTTATTCACACATTCGTGCGCCGCAGGGAACCAAGTCCAAGTCTGCTACCAAGGGTGCATTCGATCCGGCAGATAACACCGCATTCAATGGGAACAAGGTCGTCACGCGAAAGACGTAGACGAATATCGAAGGGAGGCAACCCAATTGAGCGCCAATCGTAGCGAGGCCGTTGCCATCGCTCGGGCAGCCGTTGGGATTGAAGGGAACCGGTCAGTCCTCGACCCGCTGGCCGGTATCCCGAATCATCCCTTCTTTGATCGGAAGCTCCGATTTTTCAGTGGCTGTGACAGCAAGGGACGAATTCGCCTGTACGCCATGACAATTCAGGATTAACTTGCCCACCGGTGGGCATGTGCGAAGGGAGGTCAGGGA